CCCGCGCCGACTTACGAGCAGAAGAAATTACTCGTCGAGGCATACCTCGCCACTTCGAAGGGGCAGTCGGACGTGGCCGCAGCCTTGAAGCAGCAAGCGGTCGCCTTGGTCGAGCGTGATGTGATGACTGAGATCGAAGGCACGCGCCGGGCAACTCGTGAGGCATTGCTCGCTTCGGCCAACGACACCTTCGGCTACCATTGGGGCCGAATCGGTCTGGAACTTCCGGAGGCTTACAAGCTCTCGGACTCGGCGGTCAAACGCATGGTCAACGCGGCCGAGGAGCAGTTGATGCTGGCCGGTAAGTGGGTCGGGACGGTGGCGGAATACACGCTTTCGGTAAACGCCACGGGTGAGTTCTTCCTACCAGCCGAAGTGGAGACGATTCTTTTCATGTCTTTCGACGGAGATCCCAAGCCGGTCCACGATCGACTCAACGAGTGGATTAAAGGCGGAACGGGTTACCGGGAGACGGATGACAAGTGGCGGGAAGGGGCGGTCGATCGCGGTGAGTCGATTGATCCGGCCGACAACGTCCTCAAGCGCAAATACTGGATTACACTGCCGACGGTCGTCCCGACGGTCCGTATCCTAGCCAAACGCCGCTTCGTGCCGCATACCAGCAACTCGGAGAGAATGTATCTCCGCAACTACCAAGCGGTCTACGAGGCGACCAAGGGGATCCTCCTCGGGGGCGAGCAAATCACCCCGCATATCGACAAGGCCAAGGAGATGCTTTCCGGCCAGATCGCCCAACAGAACTTCACAGGGAACCGCGGAGCCGCCCACACCCGTCGCGTTCTCATGTTTCGGTGATATAATAACTGTGCAACCCGCATGGCAAATCGCAAAACAATGGCACGAGAAATACATTCCAGAGCAGCCGTTTTCGGAAGCTGTCGTGAACTGTCTGAAAGAGGGGGTTCTCTACTCTTCTCCGGAGATTTTTGTGTGCGGACGGGAAGTGCTTTGGGACGGGGAGACGGTCTACATGAGTAATCACCCAAACGCATGGTTTGTCCACATGGCCGCTTCGAGCGGTCATACCAATCCGGTCAAAGCCTTCATGCAGGCCGCGACCAAACCCCGTCGCTGGGTGTTGTGGCACCGTCGCAACGAAGACCGTCTCCGTGTTTTTAAGTGGGAAACTCTAGCTAGGAAGGTGGGTCTCTAATGGGTAGTAAAAACAGCGCACCGGCATATCCTAAAGACGAAATCAACCGTCTGGCGGATCAATACGTCCGCGACCAGCAAGCCGACGTAGGCCCATACCTCAAAGCCATCTCGGACTTCGGCGATCGGCTCACCAAAAAAGTCGACGATCTTGTCGAGAAAGGTGCGACCAAACTCGATGCTGAAGAGACGGCCTTACTCGGCCGCCTCGATGACTTCAACCGACGACTTGTCGAGTTCCAAGCGACCGAGAACACGGAACTCCTCAAAGATCTCGGGGATATCACCGGAGACTTCCGCTCGGCGATGTCCCTCTTGGATGAGACCGACCGCAAGGAATTCTCGACGGCGCTGAAAAACTTTGAAGAACGTGGAGCCGAGCTTGTCAAAACCTACGACGCACGGGCGACCGCGGAATCTGAACGCGGCTTCACTGACAGTCAGAGCGTTCTTGATAAATACGAGGAGGAACGCAAAGCCGACATCGCCAAGACAAAAGGTGAAGAGCTTTCGACGATTACCAAATATGGGACTGACTCAAAATCACTAGCTGACGAATTTCAAAGGAGTGCTGATGGGTTCCTAAAAAGCTCTTTAGATGAGGCCGACCAAAGAGCGAAAGACAGTAAAGACATCACGGGTCGCTTCGACTCTGAGACAAAGGCGCTGACCGACGAGCTTCGTAAAGACTCACTCAGCAACATCGAGCGCAATACCACCGAACGGAAATCACTAGCGGATACTTTCCTGTCGATGTCGGGGACTTCTACTTCCGACTACAATCGCCGCTTGGAGGAAGCCCTCAGTCTTTCACCGGAACGCCTAGCGGAGTTTACCCAAGCGGCCGACTTCATCTCCAAAGCCGCCCTCCAGACCCGGATGGATATGCTGGCCACGGCAGATCCCCGCGCCTTGGAACTTTCAGCCATTGCCGACGAAAATGCTGCGGCGTTGATGAGTGGCCGGATCTCGGCCGATGTGCAGGCAAATCTCGCTCGTTCGTCTGCGATGCGTGCTTTGCAGGGCGGGTTTGGCGCGGGCAGTGAAATGGGTCGTGGCTTGTCGGCACGCGACCTGGGACTGACCTCCTTGGACCTGATGAAGCAAGGCTCGGAGCTAAACGACGCGCAGCGTCGATTGAACTACGCGACAAGAGTTGAAGGAGTAGCTAGAGACGCGGGGGCCAATGCGGGTCAATTTCTCGCCAACGACCAGACGCTTCGGCGCAACCAAGCTGCCGATCTTCTCAGTGCGGAGACCGATCGGAATCGGACTTTCTTTGATGTTGGCGACCGTGGGCTGGCCAATGAATTGGCGGAAAGAAATCGCGCTGCGTTAAACTATGCCGACCAAAGCCGGATGTCTTTGACCGAGCGGCAAAGGGCTGAACTCGATCAACTCAACAAAGTTGGCGACACGCGACAGGCCGCATTCTTACAAGGACGGCAGGACGCACGCGGGGTCTTTGATTATCTGGGCCGCTCCCAAGATCTGATGCTTGGATCCAACTTGGCCGCGATTCGCTATGGTGCAGAGCGCACCGACAATACTCTCAACACCGCGCTGGCAGGGAATCTCGCCAACGTCAACACGCGGACAACGCAGAATCTCGGCATCGCCCGCGATGTTTTTGCGGGTGAGAGTGATATCAACCGATTGGGCTTTGCCGCCGGTCAAGACAACTTGGCCCAGCGCACCCGCCGACAAGCCGACAACCTGACGAACATCTGGGACCGCGACTTCCAAGCGCGACTTGGCGTTTACAATACCAATGTCGGAACTGGGCGGTCGCTTTACGGCACGAATGTCCAAGCGGCTGGGAATATTTACAACGCTAACGCCGGGTTTATCCAAAACATGACCGGCAACCAGATCAATACGGCCGGTAACGTCTACCAAGGTGACACCCGTGCGCGGGAGAACGCTTTCAATACAATGGCGCAAGTCCGCGGATCGGCGATGGGCACCAAGATAAATGCGGCACAAAAGGGTTGGGAAGTCGATCAAGCCAACTGGGCATCGGGGAAAAATAGCGACAACGCGATGTGGGGGAGCCTTGTGAACATGGGAGCCACGATTGCCGGGGGAGTCATCGGGACGGCGGCTGGCGGCAACACTATGGCTGGTTTGCAAATCGGCAGCACTCTTGGTGGTATCGCCAGCAGTGGGATTAGCGGAGGCTCTGGATCGGGCGGAGGCAGTGGATCCAGTGGTGGTGGCAATCCGTTCAGCACGATGGGGATGTTTACCAGCGCGTTGGCGGGAATGGGCAAGAGTGGCTTCGACAATCAGTGGGGGATGTATGGTCGCAGCACAAAAGGATTTGGTAACTTCGACGACTACGGGAACGTATAACCATGCTTACATCAGTCCTATCTCCCATTAGTATCACCACTCCGGACACCGCGCCCCCTTGGGGCTGGAACCCTGCGGCGACGTTTCTGACTGCGTATAACACGCAAGCACAAGCGCGCCGCGAACAGGAAAAGTTTAACATGGCCATGCAGTTGGAAAGAATTCTTCTTCCAGCCAAAGCGGCTCAAGCCGAGTTCACCCTCAATCAACTCGCCTACGAGACGGAGAACATGGCGAACTCCTATCGTCTGCAAAACGAAATGGTCAACGAGCGCCGACGCATCATCAGAACTGGCGGCTCCGGTGCCAGCAGCAATGTTGCGGGGAACAGTGGTGGTTCGACGCCTCGGACTGGGAGTAATGTGGCTACGTTGATTCAAAACTGGGGAGGCGGCAGCGCGACGCCTGCCGGAGGTGGCGGCGGCGGGAAGATACTCGGCCAAGGCCATACCGGAGACGATTACTAATGACGCCGTTTGAACAATTCGTAGCTCGGGAATACGGACGCAAACAAGGCGATCCGATCGACGACATTTATGACGAGGCCAAGGCCCGTTGGAAACAGACGCGGACAATGCCGATAGATACCAACGCCCGTGCGGCGCAGGGGGTTTTTGATTCTTTGCCGGATAATCCGCCAGTTCCGGCACCTTCTACACAGATGAGCCAGGCGATGTCCGCGCCTCCTCCGGCGCAGAGCTATGCGGGGATGTTTGATTTAGCGGGTAACCAGACAGTCTTCGACGACCTGCCCGACACCGAGCCTAATCGACAGTCTCAGCTTACCGAGATGGAAATCGCCCAGCGCCGTAATTCCGGGGCAACCGATGTCCAGCAACCTAAGGCGTTGCCGGATGATCTAGTTCAACAAACGTGGCGGATGTTCGCCGATGAATACACCGAACACAAAGCCCGACTCGACGGGCCGATCAAATCGGATCTGAAGAACGCGCTGATCACCGACTTCACACAGGGATTTGCCCAGAACTATGCTCCCGTTCTAGGCGTCACACGCACCGAAGCAGAGTCTTTGGTTGAGCGGGCACGCGACGAAAGAAGACCGATCCAAATGAGTGATTGGAAAGGAACGGCTGCCGCACAAGAACTTTCGCCGGACGAGTTTCTTAAAGTGACCCAAGCTGCCGAGGCAGCCGAAAAAATAACTCCTGGCGCAGGGCGCGCATATCTAGAAAAACACGGGGCAGTAAAACCACGAAACACTTTCGACGACGCGATGGAAATCGCCACCGATAACCAGCTCCTACAAGCCGCACAACAAGGCAGTAAAAGATTTACGATGCCTGACGGCACAGTGTTGAAGGAAGACGAAATCAGTAAGAGGCTTGAAGAAAATCAGAACAAACTTGCCGGTCTCCAACCGGCTTTAGCGATGACTCCTTCCCAACCCGGAAAGGTCGTCAACATCAACGAGTTCATCGCGCCGCACATCAAGAACAACTCTATCCTGCCTTCGAGCGTCGCCAAAATAAACGACGACTTGGCCACAATGTCTAAAGAGTATCCGAATTTGATGGTCATCGACTCAAGCGGGATGATTTCTCCAGCGTCCAAATTCAAATACGAAATCGTGTCAGACGAAGAGCAAGCGCCTCCTGAAGAAAAAACCACGGAACAGATCGACGATATTTCCGAGGGGATTGGGCGGGCGGTCCGCACCCGAGCGGAACGTGCCGCTCCGATCGTGGCTCCGATCGCGCAAACCTACCTTGACGCTTATCGTCGAGCGGCAGAACTAGTGCCGCCCGTGAGAGCCAAGAAAGAACTAGAGCAGTTGCAAAACGCCGCTCCTTACTTGCGCGGGGCGCTGTCCGCAATCAAACGCGGGTTCAAAGGAGAGTAGCGTTGCGTAATAACCGCGCCACCTATATCTTTACCAATGGCCTGGTTCGACCTTGACGAGGAAACGGCGGAGACAACGACTACTGAAAAAGCGATTCCGCTAAACAGGCTAGTCGCTCGTTCTACTGACGAGGAAGCCGTCCCCCTGACCAAACTTCGGTCGGTAGGGGAATTTATCAACGCAGCCCCGCCGCGCACAATGGGCGAAGAGTTCTCGGTCGGTCTTGACCGGGGCGAGGATCAGCTTCGGGGCTTGGGCTACGGGCTGGTGGGGCTGGCCGCCGATGCTCTGGGAGTGGAGGCCGGAGCGGATTGGGGCTACGACAACTACCGGCAGGCGATGGAAGAAGCGGCTTCCAAAGAGGCCACAGTCACCGATCCTTTTACCGAAATCGGAAGTTTCTCCGATGCCGGACGCTATGCCGTCGGGTTGATCGGTGAGCAGATCCCGCAGCTCATTACCTCGATCGCGGGCGGTGGCGTGGGAGGTTTTGTCGGCAAGTCGCTGGCCAAGAAGATGGTGGCCAACGAGGTGCTGAAGCGCGTCGCAGCAGGAGCCACGGCCACAGCAGCAGAGCGCGAGATAGCCGAGGAGGCCACCAAAAGTATCCTCCGCAAGGCTGCAATGGCCAAGGCTGATGAAGCGGCTTCTACGGGGCTAGGCGCGTCGGTAGCGGGCCAGACGGCTCGCGAAGGATTGGAGCAGGGTTTCCGTTCCGGCGCCTACACCGGAGCCTACTTGGCCAACTTCGGGCAGATTGCGGGCGGAACCTACGGGCAAATCCGCGACGAGACCGGCGAGGGGGGAACGGGAGCTGTCTTGTCCGCCGTAGGCACGGCTGTCCCCGGAGCGGCCCTTGATACACTTTCAGAAATCTTCATCGCCTCGAGGCCGATCCAATCGTTGCGGCCCTTTGCCCGTGGCGTGGAAAGCAAAGCTCTCGGCATGTCGCTTCCGGCCCGTGCCGGATTCGGGGCGGCCAAAGGTGTGGCGGGCGGCGCGGCCATCGAAGGGCCGACCGAATACATCCAGACCGGATTGGAGCAAGCAGCGGTCGGCATGGCTGATCCAGAGCAGACAGTCGGGCAGCGACTCGCCGCCCCTGGAGCGGAGCGCGAACGCCAGCTTGCTGCGGCGGCCGGCGCGACAGTCGGCGGTCTTCTCGGCGGCGGGGCCGGAACGCTCGAGGTTCTTGCTCCACGGACCAAGGCCAAGCTCGACGAGGTCGGGGCGCCAGCCGATGACCGATTTGAGCAGGGAACGGATGCCGCTACTACTACGGACGGCGGGCCTCGGACGATCGCCGGAAACTGGTTGGACGAGGTCGATGTGGACGGCCTCAAGCTGCGGTATAACCCCGACGCGAACATTTGGGCCGCGCTGAACCCGCCCGAAGTCGAAGGACTCGGCCCAGCGGTGGCGACTGAACTGAGCAACGCCCCTGTGGCGCTGGTGAATCTCGGAACCCGGAAAGGGGCTGCGCTGGCTGCCCGAGCGCAGGATGCCTTGAGCGCGTTTCGCGGCGAAGCCGAACCAGAACAACAAAACTTGCCTCAGGCCGCCGAAGAGACCGAAGACGATGGCACTGAGTTGGTGCCAGTCGAGACGATGATGGCCCGCCCTCCAGGGCGTCAAGGTGTGGGCGGCGCTCGCACGCCGGTTCTCACCGAAGCGGCGCGGCCGGGGGCAACTATTGAGTTCAACGGGCGGCGTGGGGTCGTCACGAGTTCTAGAACGAATCTTCCGGGTAAAGATTCTACCCTGCCGGGCCGGTCGATTTTCCTTACGGCCGACTTTGGGGACGGGCCAGCCGACATCCCGATCGGTCAGGTGCAAAATGTCCGCGTCATCAGCGAGCAGCAGCTCGCGAAGGAAGCCGAGACCGAGGCCGAGATCGAACGGCTCCAGAACGAACTCGATGACGAAAGTATCACGGAAGAAGACCGCCGCAATCGGGCGGAGATTATTTCCAATCTGCGCGCACGTTTGCTCTCACCGACGGCTTCAGGGATCGCGTTTCAGGACGGGCCTGCGGGCTTCACGGTGGGGGCAACAGAGCCAATCGCCGAGTTCAAAACTCGCCGCAAAGCGATGTCCGAAGAGCAACGCCGCCGCGAGCAAGAAGCGCAGACCGCCCTCGATGGCACCGCCGTCAGCGGTATGCGGACCGGCGACAAAGTCTCTGTTCTTCTGGGAGATGAGATGGTTCCGGCCATGTTTGTTGCCCGCAACGCCAACGGCAACGCGAGGTTCAAGCTCGAGGAAGACGGATCGCGCATCGAACTTACTCCGGCGCAATTCAAGAATGTCGGGTTCCGCATTGAGAATCCCGCCGAACTGAGCGACGAAGCCGACTTCAATCGCCAGCTCCGCGAGGCCAAGACGCCCGAAGAGCTGGCCCGTTTGACCGGCGGGTTTCTACCGGCTGGTGGATCGCACAAGGTCAAAGTCAAGACGCCGGGTGGTGATAGTGATCTGACCTACCGCGTCCGCTACATGTTTCAGACTTCGCGGAAAGCCAAGCCGCGTCTGACCGGCGAGGCGGAGGCTGAAGCGGAAACTGTTCCGGGGTATTTCGCAACTCCTGCGGAGTTAGGTGGTCCGACACGAGAGCAGGGAGAAGCAGCAGTCCAGCGTGAATTGACGAGAGGATTGGCCGAGGGGGCAGCCGCAACCGAAGGATTGACTGTCGGCGGCCCTGCGTCCGGTGGCGGCCAAGTCGGCGGCATTCCATATCAGTTCATCGGCGGAGACACTGACACCTTCAACGAGATCTGGGGGCGCGGGGCGCAAGGCCAGCTCGTAATGAAGCGCCCGCTCTTCGCCAAGTTTGAGCTGCTCGTCGAGCCGACTCCGGCCAAACCCGACTTTGATGAAGCCTACAGCCGCGCTTTTCAAGAAGAGCAGGCCAAAGTGCTGTCCGGTGATTTCTACACCGGGCCGCAAGGCGAGGCAGTTCCCGTCCAGAAATCCCAGCGCCAGATCCAGAAAGAGATGGAAATGGCTCGGGAGCGGGCAACAGAGCGGGCGCAAAAAGAAGTCGCGGGCAACCAAGCGAATTTCAACACCAGCCTGACCCGACTCAAGAAAGACATGCTCCGCAGCATGGACACGGGCCACGTAGTCACGATCACTCCGGAAACTGTGCAGGAAATGGAAGGCCGCGTCGGCTCCGAGGAGCTGCTCAATATTTTGCGGGCCGACCCCGATGTGAACATCGACATGCGCGTCCCGCTCGACCCAACAGGCAAGCCGACGGGTTCGGCTGTGCCGACTGTCGTCTCCCTCGTGTGGCGCGGGACGGACGGAAAGCAGGCGCCGTATACTTTCACCCAGGGATCAAAGCCGGTGCGTGGTGGATTGGCTCAAGACCCGAACGATCTTGAAGCGGTTGCCAGCGGGTCGCCGATGACTCCACAGGAGCGCGACAAAGAGCGTGAGTTGCAAACAAAAGAACGCGAAGCGGAAGGCACGCTGATGGCTCGCCAAGAAAACGAGCGCCGCTTGTTGCGGACTGCAATCCGTGGTGAACGATCGGGCTTGAACCTTCTCCAGCAACGCGCCAACCGAGTGACCGGCCGCCGCGAGGAGCGCCAAGCCCTCGAGAGTGAAATCAACGAGCTGCGCGGCCTGCTCGTCAAGGCCGATGCTCCGGCTCCGGCTTCCCAGACCGAGGCAATTACGGCGCGGCAAAAAGAACTCAACGACGAGAACGACAAATCTGCCCGCAGCGACATGCGCTTGCGTAAGCAGATCCGCGAAACCGACGAGGAGCTGGCCAAGAAACGCACCGCTTCGCTCAAGGACACCAACTCGGTCGCTTACCGCTCGCGGATGTCGGGCGATCTTTCACAGTTGATGACCCAGCGCACCGCGCTGGAGGGGCGGCTGCGCGAATCGAAGAACGCCCGCAACCGTCGCAATGCCGAAATCCGCAAACTTACCGAACAAGCGAAGGCCGTCACGGCGCAGGAAAAACAAGAGGCGGCCAGCCGCAAAGCTGCCGCCCAGCGGGAACGACGCCAGTTGAAGAAGCAGTTGGCCGACCGCGAGAAGGCTCTGTCCAACTTCGTTATAGATGAAAAGCCGGTTCAAGAATTGCAGAAAGCGCAGGAAAAAGTCCGGCAGCTCGAGAGCCGCGTCGAACCGCTCGAAGCCAAGCTGGCCAAGGAGCGCCTTGAGTTTCAACGTGGCTTGAAATCCTACAACCCGGCGCAGTTCTCCGAGCTGCGCGGCCCCGGTTCGTTCGCCAAAATTTACCAGACAGACCCCGAACGCAGCGTGCAGTCCGAACGGAAGCGGTTGGACGCACAAACCCTTGAGGCACAAAGAACACAGGAGATGCAGGAAGCCCTGCAAAATCTCCCTGAAGCCGATCGCGTGCTGATCGGAGAAGTCATCGGGATGATGACCAGCGTGTTTCCCGATGCGAATTTCTATGCCAATCGGGACCGTATAATGATGGCCGCGCAGCGCGGTTTGTCGCAGCCACTTGGCGAAACCGAATACGAGCAGGTTCTCGGGACAGCGCAAAACTTGGCTTACAACTCGGCCATCTCTAGTTTCCTCCGTGTCCTCGACGCTCGTCGTCAGCGTGGCGGCGCACCTTCCCAGATTGACCCGGCCGAACAAGCGCGGTTGGCCAAAGCGTTTGTCTCCGAACTTGGTGCGGTCGTCCGTGAACGATTGGCCAGCCAAGCGCGCCGTAGCCCGTCCGAAGATCGTTTGGCCGCACGGCTCGAGGCCGCTTCACTCGGGGTGCCCGACGAGGATGTGCAGGCGGTCTTTGACGCTAATCCGGAAGCAGCACTGGAGCTTATCGACGAGTATCGCCGCAAGCCGACCCGCGATGTGACGACCAAGAGCGGGAAGCGCGGGCAGCTAGATCCGACGCAACTGCGCGGATTGTGGACGCGTCTTCATGCCATTGTTGAAAGCAAAACCGAATCGCTGACTGCCGGTGCGCCCGGCCGCAAAGCCAGAGCGAGAGCGGCCCGCGCTACAGGTGCGATCAAAAAGAGCGATCTTGCGGCTGCGAAAAAGCGGGTGCAGGAAAAGCTCGGCAAAGGTGACAAGAACAAAACTGAACGCGAAGCCCGGTTGTTTGAAAACATGGTCGCCGTGCTGGGCGACTTTTACGCAGGCACTCCTGGAACTAGAGGATTCAATCCGCTTACTGTCGCGACCCAAGCGGTAGACGCCGCCCGCAAACGGGCTGAAACCGCCCGCGCCAATCGCGTCGATCAATCCACGCAATACGGAACCAACCCTGACATATTTGGCTCCCGCGAAGGAGAGCCGACACAGATGACGCAAGCCGAAGCGCAGGATCTCCAAGCGCAGATGGATGCAGTGAAAACCGACCCGGCTTCCAAGCTCACTGGCTCGGGCTCTGGGACCACGCCACGCATGGTCATCGTGCGAGAAGCGGCCGATTATCTCCGAAATCAAATTCCGCCGGAAGAAGCGGCCATCGTCTACAAAGTTTCCGGATTGGCTTACAACAAAGAGAAACGCCGCATCTGGTATGGCGACGAAACCGGCGCGAGACTAAAACAATTTGAAGAAGCTCTCGCCGACCTCAACGAACTCGACGACGTTAGCGAGGCCGACCGAGCTATCGCGGAAAAACATTTCGATTACCTCCGCGACATCCCCAATCTTCCCCCGAGACAAGAACCGACCAATGAAACCGAAACAATCCAACTCCGAACCACTCCAACCCGAGAAGCAGGCGTCCTCGACCGAGGCACCGCGCCAGGACTCCGAGGCAGTAGCCAAGCGCGCCGAGACAACCGGCTCCGCTTCGCTGTCGCCCCTAGCCCTGTCAGCGGGACTGGCCTCGACCCTAGTAGCTATGGAGATAGCGAACTCCCCCGAGCAGACGCCGTTAGCGAATCGCTTGGGGGCCAACTTGGATTCGATGCTCCAAGGGGATTACCAAGTGCTGGGCAGCCTGATGCAGAACGATCCGGAAGTGTTCCGCGACCAGCCGATGGCCCAACTGCGGGACCACGCGTTCAACGTCGTCTTTCAGCCGGAGAAGTCCGCCGTCTAGCGCCGCAGGCCGAGCGGTTCTACGTCGAGGCGTTCACTGACAAAGATCTCAACGCCCTGCCGGACGAGGAAATCGGCCGGATCTACAGCGCGATCCAGACCGAAGCCAAAGGTGCGGAGACGACTTTGGCGGCCGGCGGCAATGTCATTGCCCAGACGCCGCAGCCGATGGCTGACCTGCTTTCCTCCCAGAACGGCTTTGAACTCCTGACCGGCATGGCCGCCGAGGCGCGGCAGCAACAGCTCAACCGCGAGCGGGTGGCCAACCTCCGCAAGAACATCGGAGCATTGGCCGAGGCCCGCGCCTTTGCCGGAACGACAAAGTTCCTCGAGACGGCGGCCAACGATCCCAAAATGCCCGAGCAGTTGCGGCTGCTGGCCAAGGAATTGACGCGGCTCAACTCACGGGTGGACTGGGACGACAACGTAGCCACGCAGATCGCGGCGTTTGGGCGCAATTACACAGATCGTCCGATCACCGAGAAAGAAATCGAGAAACGGGTCAAAGTCGGGGCCAAGGACAAAAAGCCCGTCTTTATCTTCAAGATCGGCGGCCAGCGGCAGGAAGTGCCGGTGCCTTCGCGCAAAGCCGATGCGCTGGAGATACAAGAGAAAATCTATGAAGCGGTGCGTCAAGACATCGCAATGTCCAACGTCGTCCCGTGGGGCGGACGCGCCGTGAACATCGGCAGCGAGGGGGCGTTTTCCATCTATCTGAACCTGAATGCCGTCCATGACCGGCCCGGCGGCTCGGTGGCGACGCTCATCCACGAATACGAACACGTGGTTCTAGGAGCCAAGCTCGACGGGGAGATCAACCTGAATCCCGTCGAAACCGCCGCCCTTGAGCGGCTGGAGAATATGCGCCGGGCCGCCGTCACGGCCGCAGCCAAGGAGCGGGGGATCGCCGGGGAATTCGACGCGGTCAACGCCCAGCTCGTGGAGATTTCCGGACAAGAGGCCAACCAGACGCTTCGTGCGCTGACCAATTTGCAGGAGTTCATCATCGAGGCCACGGGCAATCCGGCGGTCTTCAAGCTGCTCGCCGATCTGGGATTTGCCAAGGGCGACGGGACACAGGCGCAGTTCACTGGAGCGTTGCGCGATCTTTGGAATTCGGTGGCAGAGCTGGAGGCTGGAGTGAAGATGGCGCCCGACTCGCCGCTGGCCCGCGCTTTCACCGACTCTTACATGCTCACTTACGCGAGCCTCGGTAACCCCGACAAGGAATACAATGTGGGCTTCAGCGGGCCGACCTCAAAGTTCACCGCGCCGCAGATCATCAAGAACGCTTTGGTGGACGAGCTGGACGCCGCTCTCTTGCAGGAGCGTTTCATCCGAGATCAGCTCGAGGCCCGCAACTTGGCCGGAACCTCCGCCGACCGCAACGCACTAGCCCAAGAGTTCTCTACCCTGCGTGCCGAGGCCGCCAAGAAAGGGGCCGCCCGAGAAGCCGAACTAGCTCGTGGCCGCACGCCGACCCGCGCTCCCAGAGCCAACTTGCCGGATTTGTCGAGAACACCAACTCCAGCTCCAGCTCCAGCTCCAGCTACCACGACCGAGACCAAAGTGGAGACCCCGACCGGAACAACCGGAACGGGAACAACCGGCCAACGGACGACAGCAAACGAAGAACAGCCTGAATTAACTGACGAGCAGGCGGAAGAGCAGCAAGTAAACCGCGACGATGCGCTGGCCCGCATGGCGCTGGCCGTCACCGAGCAGGAATTCGTGGCCGCCTTCAATGCCGCCCGCCAGAACAACGTCGAGCTGCCCGACGTGGATCCCGTGACTCTGTATTATGTCACCCGCGCCAACGCCGCACGGCAGCTCGGACTGACGCAGTTGACCAGCCCGAACGCCGAAGAGCAGGCCGCGTTAGCCACAAGTCAGAACGTCGAACGCGAGATTTCCGGCCTGATCGCTCAGTTGCCCGACCCAAATGAACCTGTCTTCGGCACTCCGAGTGCAGAGCGCCAGGCTTCGGACGCCCGTCGAGCGGAACTGGGAGCGGCTCTGCGTGCGGTGCAGATTCAGGGCGTGCGCCGCAAACAACCGCGTCGCGACTTCCTCTTCACAGCCGCCGAATACGAAGAGCTCATCGCCCAGAACGAGGCGAGGGGAAACACCGAGGCGGCGGCCCAGCTCCGCGCCGAACTAGAAGACCGCAAGAAATCCGATGCCGCCATCGCCGACGCCGAGAAGGCCGCCGCGAAACAGCGGGAACGAGATCAGAAAAAAGCCGAACGCGAACAGGCCAAGGCGCAGACCAAAGTCGACGACCAAAAGGGTGCGGCAACCGCCCAGCGTTTTGGCCTCACGCCGAAGCCAAAGGCCGAACCAAAACCTCCGAAGGCCAAGAAAGAGGAGCCGAAGCCGACCGACGCCGAAATCGAGGCCGACTTCAACGCGGCGGTGGACAGTTTGAATTGGGGGCCGTGGCGGCAAATCCAAACCGGTGACGGGCCGAAGTGGGTGCGCGAGGCGCAGGTGGCCAAAGACAACACGACTGTCTGGAAAAACTGGAAGACAGGCAACAAAGAGAACTTCCTCGCTCGCGGCCTTCGCATGGACCGACCCACGGGAGCCAAGCGATGGAACGCCCAACAATTCAGCACGCCCTCTGGAGTCCCCGACCCAGAGTCCGACATCCCGCCGGATCAGCGGCCAGATTTTGGAGTCGTGCTACCCGTCGATGACGACACCGATTATCTCGAAGAGCCGGATCCCACGGCCAAATTGAGTCTGGGAGGCACGCTGACGCGGATCTTTAGAGACCAAGTGGTCGAGACGCCGACCGGCGGAACCTTCGTTTTGCCCAAGCTCATCTCCGCCGTGGCTCCGACCTCGGATCGCCGCATCACCGACCTCGACCAACAGAAGCGCGGAGCGATGGAAGCCGAGGCCAGCCGGGCGACCAAGCTCCTGCGCGACCTGCGCGGGCTCATGCGACAGGCCGCACGCAACGGACTCCAGATCAAGCCGCAGGTCATCACCACGGCGATCGGCAGCCTCGAAAATCCGCTCACTCCGGAACAGCGGGAAAACGTCCGCGTCGTCCGGCTGACCGACCCCGAAGCCGCTTCAGTTCTAGAAGACCGCTACCGCCGTGAAAACAAGGAGGCTTTCCGCGAGAAACAGAATGCGGCCCGCGCTTCATTGCCCAAGGAGATGCGCTCGGTAGTCGTCCAGATGAGCGACCATATTGCGTCGCTGTCGGCTGCACTCAAAAAAGTAGGTCTGTTGACCGACGATCTCGTCCTCGAGATCGATGCCAATCTCGGCATGTATCTGACCCGCGTTTACCGCGCCTTCACCGATCCGGAATGGGAGGAGAAAGTCCGCAAGATGCCCGAAGTGATGGCCAACGCCCGGCGCGTCGTCCGACAGCGTTTGGTCAATGACAAGGCCGAGGCGATGCGCGACGACGAGGCCGAGAAAGGGCGCGTCCTTTCCCGCGAAGAAGCCCGGCGCATGGCTAATTCCAGCGTCGCTGCGGCACAGGTAGAAGCTGAGATCAGCCGCTTGCTGGCCGACGCCAAGCCGGTGGCCAAGAAGATTCTCTCTGGGCGGATTATGGGGCAGAAAGACTTGGGCATTCTCAAGCGGCGCGGCAACATCGAGCCGGAAATCCAGGCGCTTCTGGGAGTCTATGACGACCCTGAAACCAGCTACGGCAAGACTGTCCTGAAAGTCTCGAGCCTGATCCACAACCAGATCTTCCTCAACGACCTGAAGACACTCGGGCTGTCCGAGGGGTGGTTCTACGAGGCACCGAAGATCACGCAGTTCGGCGACGAGTATGTCGTGACCAAGAACGGCGAGGAGCTCTTCCGCTCGGACAATTTCGACGATGCACGGGAATACCAGAACAGCCTGCCCGAAGACGACATCCCTCCCGGATTCGTCAAGATCGCGGCGCAGGGCAACGAGAAGCTGGCCCCGATGGACGGCGTCTACGGGATGCCGGAAGTCGTCGCCGGACTCTATGAGATGTTCCCGCTGGTCGATCAGCAGCTTCCCGCTGCGCTTAATTTGATGGGCAAAGCCACAGGGTTCACGATGGCGATGGCCACCGTCGCCTCGGCGCAGGGCCAGAGCCGCAACTACCAATCTGGCTGGCTCAAATACATTTCGACCGGAAACATTTTCGGAGGCACAGGTCCGATCAAGAAAGCGCACAAGCTGGCGTGGGTTGATTTCAGCAATCGCTATCCCGATGACGCCAAGGGCCGCACCAAGCTGCGGGAGGAGATCGAAGACGCGATCAAACGCGGCGTGTTCGGCGAATCCGTCTCGGTCAACATGATCAATGATCTGGTCGACAGCTACGCGAAACTCGGTTCGGCGGCCAAACAGGCCGATACCGAATGGGAAAAGAGATACGACGCCTTCGTGCGCCAGCCGGTAAAACGGACCTGGGACTTCGCCCAAGGTCTCTACACCATGAGCGATAACATTTTCCGCGGCATGGTTTACTTCGCCGAGATCGACAACTACCGAAAGATCTATCCGAAGATGTCAGATGACGCACTCAAGGACAAGGCGGCCAAGATCTCAAGGGACATCTACTGGACTTATTCACAAGCTCCCAAGTGGGTTCAGGATCTCAAGCGCGGCCCCGGTTTGGTCATCGCCCCATTCATCACCTTCACCACCGAGGTCGTCCGCACGCTGATCAACACCGGCCGGCTGGCCCACGAGGAGTGGACAGAAGGGCGGCGCACTGGAAACGCCGAGTTGACCAAGCTGGCTATGCGCCGCGTGGCCGGTATGTCGATCGCCATGCTGGCCCCAGCCATCGTCGGCAGCACGCTCATGTCTTTGTTCGGGTTCTCCGCCGAAGACGAGGAAGATCTCCGCAAGTTCCTGCCCGATTGGCAGAAGAACAACCAGCTCCTTATTCTGGGACGCAACGGAAACAAGATCAGCTTCGTCGATGTGTCGTTCCTCGACCCGCACGAGTATTTCAAGAAGCCGGTCAAAGCCTTCTTCCGCGCCATCAGCGGGGCCGAAGACCCGCAGGAAGCCATCGTCAAGGGCGCCGTCTCCGTCGGCCGCGAGTTGCTCGATCCGTTTATGAGCGAGCAGCTCTTTGCCGGAGCAGTCATGGACGTGGCCCGCAACATCGACGCCACGGGCCGCCGGATCTACAATCCGCAGGACACCACCGACAACATCATCGAAGCGGTCGGCCGCCACGTCGGCAACGCCTTCGTCCCTGGAACGGCCCGCAGCGTGTATCGGATCGGCATGGGCGCCACCGGCACGGTGACCGAGAGCGGTCGCTCGTATGATCCAGTCCAAGAGATGTCGGCCTTGGTGGCGGGGCAGCGCGTCAACCAGATCGACCTCGTCCAGAGCCTTGGATTTAAGGCGTCGGAATTCAACCGGAACAAACGCGACGCCACCGCGCTCTTCAACCGCGTGGCCCTGAACTCCGGCGAAGTCAATCCGGGGGACGTGACCGACGCCTGGACGCGGGCGAACATCGCCCACCTCCGCCTGGCTCGCGGATTCCGCGAAGTCTACAAGTCGATTCGCCGTCTGGGACTGAGCGATGCTGCGGCGACCGAACGCCTGCGGGCGATGGGCGTGACCCGCGACGACATTGAACGAGCCAGAGCTGGTATCTACGAGCCGTTCAACCCGAGCGGTGAAGCCCGCAAAGACATGCGCCCCGAGCGGCTTCGCGAACTGGAAGAGGCCATCCGCCAAGCGCAAGCCGAGCAGATATGATAGTCAAAGACCCGAGCGTGATGCCGCCCGGCGGATGGCGCTACATCCAGCCGGAGACCGGCTTTGAATTCTCCGCCTCGACCCTGCGCGTTGTCGTTCAAAAGGTGACCGAACACCGCAAGGCCAACGGCCTCCCTGTCGGTGACCCCAGATCCGAAATCGAGGATTTCGTCTGCGCCCAACTTCCGGCGGGCAGCGACAACTGCACGCACGTCCTCGACGGGGACTACGCCCTCAAGACCCACTTCACGATGGACGACGTGAAGCGTTTCATTCAGGCGGCGGTCAACGCTCTGGGAAGCCGGGGCCTGGCGGACCAGGAAACAGCCGAAGCCCGGGCAAAAACCTGCGCCGCCTGCCCGCTGAACACTTCCGTCTCCGGATGCTGGCGGTGTAAGGGGTTAGCCGATTGGCTCTTCAAGCTGATCGGTGCGCGCACCACGGCCCATGACTCACGCCTCAATCAGTGCGGCGTGTGCGGCTGCTCGCTCAAAGCCAAGATCTGGCTGCCACAAGACGTGGCCCAAGATGTAAGCAAGGGTTACAAGTTCCCCTCGTGGTGCTGGCTCAATGGAAGCGATCTGGAATAATTATCTTGGATTCCTCCGCGGGTTCCTCCGGAAGCTCTTCCCCCCGCATCTTCGCGACCTCCCGCTGGAGCGCGCGATTGACTTGGTTGGAAAGGGTCACCGAGGAATTGACCGCGTTAAGAAGAAGCGTTTGCTGGAAGAAAAGTTGCTCAAGTAGCGCGTCTCCCTCCGACAGCCCGATCTTTTCGGTCACGTCGGCCTTGGATCCCAGATAGTTGGCCACCGCCTTCAGGGCGTGGCTGTGCATGGGTGCTTCGATTTCAGGTGTTGGTTCAGGTGTATCCATAATTTCAGGGCTGGCCAAATACGCAGATGTGGAGGAATCCCAGATTAGCCAGCGAGTAGCCGAAAAAAGCAAAAGCGAGACCGACGTTGCCGTCTCGCCAGAAACCGATCGCGGTGACGACGTAGCAAATCGTGGTGATGACGAGCGGCCAGAAGGTCATGTCTCGCCCCCAGACGCAACGGACTCCGGCGGCGCCGTCGGTTCCGGCGTAATGGTGATAGTATCGTAGGACATGGCGGCCAGGGAGCGGGCATCGACCTCTCCCAGAATGGCGATATTCACCGCGTTCTCTTTCTTCTCCTCGGTATCGAGGCCGACCGAACGACGGCCGATATCCACGGCGATCTTGATCTTGTCGGCTTTATTGATGAGCGCGTCTTCAGACATCGTCTCAGCGTGGCGTAGCATCCGGTCAGAGATGACGAATTCGGATTCTTTTACCCGCTCTTTGCGCTGTTGCCAGAGTTCGTGGGCGCGTTGCAACGCCAAGGTGGAATCGTCCGGCTTCGCCAAGACACGCTTGGGCGGGAGATGCCATTTCTCCCGAGAAGCCCGACTCCTGATCGTCGGTTCTTTGACCTGATAAGTCTCGGCCAGCTCGCGAAACGTATTGCCCGCAAGGTAACCGAGCCGGATGGCCGACCAATCTGCTTCGACTCGGTGCATCAAACTGGAAGGATCCTGTTCGCAGTGAGCTTGCGGACATCGTCCTCGTATTCCTCGACGAGGGTTTCGATCAGCTCCGCAGCGCGTTCTACGTTGCCCCCGTCAAGGGCTTCCAGAACCAGACGGTGCTGGTCATAGTGGTTGCAAATCTGCCCGTAGATTTCGATGAACCACTTGCGGTGGGCTGTCGCCCCATCGCTCATGGCTGGATCGTTATTCCTTGTTCTTTTTTTTCTGATCATCGGAGATTTTCTTTTTGATTTCTTCCGCCATGCCGGCCAGCACCCCCATCATCTCGAGGAACTCCTGTTCCTCTTCGTCGGCGCCGGATATTTCCCGCTCGCGGTTATTCCAATCTCGGGAAGCCGCGTGGTAAGCCGCGTTCCACACGATCTCAAAAAAGCGGCGGATGCTGTCCGCAGTGAAGTGTGGGTCTTCCACCAGCCTTGGATTGTGCTGGATGAGAAAACTCCATAATTGTTCCTTGTTCATATAATGACTCCGTCGTTGTGTTTGGCCACCCAAGCGCAGACTTCCCCGCAGAGGCGGCCGATTTCCTCGACTGCCTCCTCGTCGATATCGAAGAGACGGGCGTGGATCAGCTCGTGGCATACCAATTCGATACCCCGACTTTTCACGGCATCAGGATGAAGGTAGATAGTCCGGTCGTCCTTGACGCAGAGGCCGTCATACGGCCCCTTCTCGGGGGGACGCTGAAGGCGTATCGTCCAGCGATGTCCGTCGATCTGCACGCGCTTTGCACGTCCCCTCCGTTTAGGCATTCGGCAAGGTAGCGAGGTTATTACTACGCGCAAGTCCCTTATCGGATGGTCTTTCCAAAACTAGGGTTGCGGACCACGATCGACCGCATGTGCTTGCGGAGGACGCCGTTAAGTTCGTCGTAAATAGCTGGATCTAAACGACTAAACGTATGGTGACGGGACTCCTTGGCGTAGCCCATGATGAATTTCTTGCAGGCCGCCTTGTTGACGAAGCCGCAGGAATGTTTGACGCGGATGCCCTTGAGTTTGATAGGGGCGTCCTTGAGCGTTTTCTCGGTTGCAAACATAGGTTGGTTTTCCTTTCTAGAATTCAAAGCGCGGAAGGGTTCCGGCTTTGGGTTTATCGTTCTGCTTCGGTTGCACCCAGACCAAACTTGCATGGTCAATGGCTCTCGGCTCGGGCCTCGGGCTACATGCTACAAGGAACAGAGCCAGCCAGAGGGCGCCGCCGCTGGATCCTTTGCCCTTGAATTGAGCGGCGAACTTCGCCAGCCGGTGCCAGAGGCTCGGGCCTTTGGGTTTGGGTTGCACGTTGAGGACTCGGGCGAGGTGGATATACACCTCGGGATCGAGCAGGGGAGTGGTGAGATCTCGATGTTTCATAGTTGGTTTCTCCATTAAGGTTAAGACTAAGTTAGGTTATTACGCGTTCAATTAATACCGCAGCCAGCGAAGAACGAGGCCGGGAATAGCGATTGTGAGGACATTGCCGTAGTCGCGCCACGCCCAATGCCAGCCACGGAGATATAGCTCAAGGCGAGGCTTTCCGCGCCCGATCTGGAGCCATTGTAAATCGCCTTGTTGTTGAAATGAGATCATACGCTGAACCTCCGAATCAGATCACGCGAGAAGTCAGCGATGCCGCGATAATACTCGGCGCGGATCTCCAACTTGTAGCGTTCGTCTGCCGCAGCCAACATTTCGTTGGGGTCAACTTGGTATCTGTTGTGGCGGTCAGCCAATTTCTTTCGCAAGATTTCGATCTCGTTGTTGTTGTCGATGAGCTTTTTTTGCGCGTCATCGTGATACCTTCCGATTACTTCTTTGAGTGTTTCGTAGTTACTCATTTATTTACCTCCTTGGTTACGTGGAGCAGCGGAGCGTATTGATCCTGCCGATCCAACTTGGTTGTTAGGTGAGCGCCGTCGCAATGCGGGCAACGATAGACGCCGTAGCGTTTGCTGCGCTTGCGAGCGATGCGGTTGGCTTGGCGCACGAAGTTGCGGCCAAGGTTGGCTTTGCCCTGGCAGCCGCGCTCGAAGCTCGGCTGTTTGTATGCATCGTGCGATAGCTCGTATGCCGTGACGACACGTGCGATCTGCCGTGTGGCAAACGCCGCATCGACGTTGTGTTTGATGTCTTCCATGATGTCCATGATGCTCATAATGTTTTACTCGATAGGTAGTTCTAGTTGCGGGTCTTGTGCTTTGACGCGAGCGAGTTGGACTTGGTGCGCGTGGTGCAAGGCCACGGACACGAAGGTCAGGATCGCGTCGATGCTGTAATCGTGGTGCGCGTTGAAGTGCGCCGCCGCTTCGAGGATGTGTGAATCAGTTTTCATAGAAACTCCTCCACGGGTTCATGGTCTGGGACAATGAAGCCCGGCTCGTCGAAGGTGAGTGCGTCAACGTCGTAGTTGGCGAACGCCGAATAGCGTTTGCGGGCCCACGAGTTGCGCTCGTATTCGATGCGTTGGACTTCGGCCTCGACGTGTTCCGGCGTGGGGATGTCGGCGTAGTCGAGTTCGGTATCTCCGGTGAGGAGCGGACGGGTGATGATTTCTAACATGGTTTTGTTTCCTTTCTTGGTTGATGAAATGCCCCCCTCCCGTTTCTGGGAGAGGGGCGGTTGCAAGGTGATCAGGTTATGCGAACGCCTTGTTGAGAGCCGCGTCGATGCGCTTGATCTGCTCGGTCTCGGGCTTGCCTTCGATGGTCAGGCCCGCCCAGATGTCGATGCCGATGTCGCGGATCGACGACTTGATGTTCGTCTCGCTGTCGGCGAACTCGATGGCCTCGGACAGGAGTCGGGTCGACGGGCAATGCTCGACGAATCCGTCCTGCTTGAGGATCTTGCATTGGCGGTAGAACGCGATGATGCGTTCCACCACGGCGGGGCTGAAGCCCTTGGCCGATGCGACGGCAGCGCAGACCGAGCGGAGCTTGGCCTCGTCAACGTCCACGTGAACGGCTTTGAAGCGTTCGCGCTCGGCGGGGCAGCCGAGATCGACGTTGAACTGCGCGCCGACGTTGGTCGTGGCGACGATGGCGAGGTTGCAGACAGGCGCCTCGATGACCTCGGAGACGTAAGCCCCCGTGGCAGGGTCGAGGATGGCGCGGCCGGTGCGGAGGCGGTAGACCTTCTCACCGCTCGGCAAGCGGGCGGGAGAGGTCGCCGTGAGCAACGGCGTGCGTGCGCCGCCCATTGAGCGGTAATACTCGTCGAGGCAGAGCAACACGGTCAAGCCGCTGGCTGCTGCGCGGAACGCTTCGGTCAACGGGCCGTCCATCCAGCCGATGGCCGGATCGGGCGACAAGTTGCCGAGGAACTCGCTGGCCTCAGTCTGCTCGTGGATGCCGAACTCGATGTAGCGATCGAACCCTGCAGTCTGGCCGTGCAAGCGTGCGCCGTAGGTCTTGCCGCTGCCCGGCTCACCGCGAACGATGACGGGCTTGACGGCGCGACCTGGAGCGCAGTAACGCTCCAGCACAGCCAGCACGGGATCAGACGACGACGTGGTAGCCACGCCGAGGAGCGGGGCGATGGCCGCCGCCGCTTTCGGGCCAGCCGCGAGCGCCGCTTTGATCTCGTCCTGCAACTTGACGAACGTGTCGTTGGTTTCGCCGAGCATCTTGCGCGTCTCGCTGTCGAGGTCGCCGATCAGCTTCTTGGTCTCGGCGTCGAGCACAACTTGCTTGGCCGCCAAGTCGTTGAGCTTGTCCTCGATCGGCTTGAGCGCCGTGGGGTCGATGCCCCCGCCGCCCGTGGGCAGTCCGGCCTTGGCAGCCTTGGCCGCCACGACTTTGGCCATCGCATCGGCGGGAGTGACCTCGCCTTTGAGCAGGGACTTGAGCAGATCCGTCGTTGCCTCCGAGACCCACCAGCCCTTGGCTCCGTCTTTGCCGTATTCCTCACGGACAGCGGCTTTGGCTACGCCATAAGACATGCCGTTGATTTGTTCGTTTGTGTATTTACCCATAGGTTTTGTTTCTTTCTGTAGTTTCTATCGTTTTGTTTAGTCAGACTGTCTGACAAACTCCTCCGCAACATGGGTTGCGGGGAGACGTGCGCCCCCTCCGGAATTGGAAGGGGCGCTGTGTCTCCCGAGCGGAGTTACTTGGTCGGGATGGTCTGCATCGTGCGGACAAGCGCATCGGCGACCGACCACAACGAGTTGCGGCTGACCGCATAGTCGAAGTGTTTGCGAAGCTCCTCGGTGAAGTCGTGAACGCCCGCGTAAACGCCCACGGTATAGAGACCGCGTGCGTGCAACGGGACACGATTGACGGGAGCGTCGGTGATCTGGCCGTCGGTGTAGACGATGGCGACTTTCGAGTTGGCGACGATCTCGTTGAAGAACGAGCCTGTCGTTTTGGGATGCTCGTAGTTATACAAAGCATCCGTGGTCATCGGTCGCAGCGTCTTGCCGATACCCTCGTTGCCGCTGAAGGCTTCGATGCGTATCTTGCTGCCGCGTCCGGTGATGTCCGCCTCACGCACGGGCAAGACAGCGCGTGCATGGCAGCCACCTTGCGCCGTGCAATAGACAGTGCAGGTGATGAGGCCGCGCCGTGTTAGCTCGTTGAACGCACGCACGAGGATGCGGGCGCAATCGTCGGTGCGCTTGCTGACTTTGCATTCGCGATCGACAAACGTGAGGGCCGCCATGCTGCCGGAGCAGTCGATGACGAGCGGGATATGCGGCTTGCTCGTGTTGCCGAACACCTTGCCGATGAACGGACGCAGCCAATCGCGGCGGATGATGCCGCGCATGTTGAGCTTGCGAGAAGCGACCGAGGTCGGCCCCTTGGCCGTGGCGCCTTTCTTGCGGAAGGCCGATGCCAACATGCGGGAAAGCATCAACGCGTAACGCGTCTCGTCGTCCGAAGTCGGGATGACCGCCGACGCCTTGCCGCCAACCGCGCCGGAGCCATGCGAGGGTGTCTCGCAACTCTTGGCGCGGGTGCTTTCTTCACTTGGCTTGCCGCCATCGCCGTCCTCGCCGGATGATGACGATTCGGCTTTGTCACGCGCAGCGCCGTTCCCCTTGGGATCCTTGGCTTTGACATCGGACGGCTTGGTGCCGCCGCTTGCCTCGCCGATGGCCTCTCCCAAATCGCCGGTGCCGTCGCCGCCTTCGCCCTCCATCGTGTCGTCGCCCGTGGCAGGGAACTCCTTGAGCCAGCGTTCCAGAATGGGAATCAGGCTCTTGGTGTCCGGCGCACGGAGGATGTCGCTGAAGTAGCGGACGACTGAGCGCAGGTTCTTGTGCTTGCTGAAGTGACGGACGACAGCCGTGGGCAAACGACCGCCCGGCGTGACGCCCTCGTTCTTCAAGGCAAACAGCAAACCTGTCGCACTTGTCTTGTCGGGATCGCCATGCGGCTCCCAACGCTTCCAGCCGAACTGCTTGAAGCTGCGTTCGTTCCGTATCCACAGACGCTCGATGCGGCAGTCCTCAAACAAGTTCATCAGCCGCCACGGAATCTTCCGTGAGGCCAACTCCTTGCCGAGACCGATGAGGTCTTTGTCCGTGTAGAGCGAATGAGCTGCCTCATGCTCGTAGACATTGCGATACAAGTCGGGAACCGCAATGCGCTTGCCTTCGGCCGGTCCGCCTTTGGCGATCGTGGGGTAAGCCACGACCGACAAGCGGATCTCGTGGCGACCCGTGGCGTGGTTGAACTTCCAGCAACCCGTCTTGCAGGGGTGCCGCTTGTCGACCCACGTCACGTCGTAGGTCTCGGGCAAACGTCCGCGTGTCCGATAGTCGATGTGATGGTCGTCCACCACGGTCTTCAGATGCGACGTGTAGTATTTAATGGGCATAGGTTTTTGGTTTTCTTTCTAGTGGGTGTTGAGGTTATTAGTCAGATGGCCTGACTAATCTCGGCAACTTCAGTTGCGAGACTGACGCCCCCCGTGGGGGCAGGGGGCGCGGGTCTCATAACTTGGTAGGTTATGATAGAGGCACAGCGACAGAGGCAAGCCTTTTGGCAAGCTCCTGCCACACGTAGCGTGGTTCGGCTTCATGCCTCGGGCCGAATGCTTCGGTGAACTTGCGTGCGCTCTCGGCCCATACAGCGGCCGAGGCGGCTACGCCACCCAAGTTCCACGAACCATCAACATTGCGTTGTGGCACGGGGATCTTGGCGTCCTCGCACGAGGAACGCAGGCTGGCTGCGTCAACGACGGCGATGATCTTGCGAACCTTGGGGTAGCGGTGCGTCACATTGGCCAAGATCATTGACCAATAACGATCCGCTCCGGAACGAGTCTCGTCGTCGGCGAGACGTTCAAGATCCCGACGTTCGTATTCCAAGCAGTAGACAGGCGTGGCACGGCGGCGATACACGGGGCAACCGCGCTTCCATCCGGCCTTCTCCTGCCACTCGACGGCGGCAACGCCGCCGCCGGCTTTCCATATCTCCATCGCTGCTTCAATGGACATCTTCATGCTTCACTCCTTTCTAGTATTTCCAACGATGCTTGATCCAATCGGTCGTCTCCTGTGCGGGAGAACGGAGTTGGATCGGGTATGCTTTGTCGGCGCGCTTGGCGACGACACCTTCATACAGCTCGACTCCGAGCCGTGCGTTGGCCGCCTTGAGTCTCTCGTAGAAACCCTCGGCGACCGCGTCACCGACATGAGGCAGTCGGTAGATCGTGTCCTGCTTGGGCAGGGCATTGATGTCCCAGTCTTCGCTCACGTCGGACATGACCACGTCGAGCCAACGACGCTGTTCAATCCACGGGCTAAACGCCGCGTGCGGTATGATCGCGTCGAACACGACGAGCGAACCGCGCCCCACGCAGGAGGCGCGCTGCCCGAGGATCTCGCCGTCGAGCCACACCGGCTTGTCGCAGAACGCGCCGCGAAGCGCGTCAGCGAGTCTGTCGAGGACGGACGCATACTTATGCTCGACCGAGGACGGCTGGTTGTAGCGTGACCACATGAGCTTGTTCCTCACGTCGATCAGCACGCGCCAGCCGTTGATCTTCGGTTCGTAGACCCACGCATCAGGATTGATTTTCTGACGCGCTTTCTCCAGCGACCCGCCGTTCATCGGGCGGGCCGGATAGGTTGGCGGGTTCATGGGATGATTGCGGACGCGACTTCCTCTGCCGAAGGGCAGCGGTTGGTCGCCCAATAGATGCTCCACGCTACACAGCATGGGCATTGAGGTTCGTAGTCGTCGCACTCCGGCCCCCATTCATCTACAACTGCCGCAAGTTTCTTTGCGATAGCCGGAATGGGAGCGCGAAGCCCTCGTATTGCTCGAGGATCGTTCGGGCCTAATACCATTACTTGCGGCCCTTCGTCTTGACCGACACCACGATGGGGCAGGCGTTGTCGATGGCGAGGTTCTGCTCAACACTCAACGCCGTGTGCCGTGCCGTATGGAACTCCGGCGTCGGGCAGATGACCGACTTTTGGGAGAGCGCATCGGCTGCGCTGTAGCTCTGGAACAGCTCGACCATCTTGCCGAGCAGCTCGTCGGCCTTGCCCACGGGGATCTTGTCGCCGTCGATCTTGATCTCGTAGCGGCTCTGGAAGAACCGCTCGGTCAGGTCGGGGCCGACGATGTCGGTGATCAGGGACTCGTCCGGCACCGCTTTGTAGCGGGACGAGAACGTGACGAGCAGCGACTCGCCCGTGGCGGACTTGGCTTCGACCGACGACTCGACATCCGTCTTGCCGTGGTAGTGCGGGAAGAAGAACGACCGCGCTTGCTCGACCAACGTCGAACGCTTGAGCTTCATGTCACCCTCAAGGGCGTCAAGCTCGGCGACGAGGTTGATGTAGTCGGCGACCAGCGACTCCGTCTCGGGAGTGCTGGGCAGCTCGGGGTAGTTCTTCTTGGTGCTGGCCTTCGGCTTGACGCCGATGCCATCGAGGTTGGGTTTTGCTATGGGCATGGTTAGTTTTCTCCATGTTAGTTGTTTGATTTAGTCAGATCGTCTGACAATTCCCGACAGCCATGAGGCTGCGAGACTGACACTCCCTGTGGGGGCAGGGAGTGGTGTGTCTCGCTAGTCCCAGACGTAGCGATCCAACACGTGCTTGGGCTTGAACTTGACCCGCGCACCGAGCTTCATGGTGCGGCCTTGGAACTTCAGGCCGTCGATGACCACGAGATCGTTGTCGATCTCGCCCTCGTAGAATCCCGTGGCGTCCATGCCACGAGTGACCTTGACCCACGGACGTTCGCTGCTGCACCCGTCGAGCGGTTCGTCGATAGAAGCGGGAGCAGTTGTCCTCGCCGCCCTGCACGTTATCGACGAACCATTGGTGAACGGCGTTGGCCTTGCGCCAATGGAAACTCAGCCCTTGGAATCTATCGTGATGGTATAGGTTGTCATTTTTTTTGTGTTGATTTTTGAGTTAGAATGATTACTGTTGCGAACAACTTCCCGCAAATTGCGGTTGGGTGATCCTAGCGGGTTGCCCTCTTTTCTTATTAGTTGTTGCTCTTCTCTGCTTTCTTGCAAGCTTGGGAATAAAAGCGGCGGGCCTTTGGCAAGTTGTCGAAAACTTCCCAAAAAATCCGCCCGCCTCCATTAAAATCATGTTGCCGAACATGATAGCCTCGGACGGCGGGACATTCTTGCCACAAAGAAGTCTCAACCGCTCCTGATTCGTGCTTTTCCTGATAACCGCAGACCAACGCATAAGGCGTCAGCCAGCCCGATTTTGTCCTGAATTGATTTTCTGTTTTCATGGTGTTTTATTGTTTTGTTATGGGTTGGCGTTATTGCCTCCCGTTCCGCCCTCGCACTAGGCAAGGGCGGTATCTAGTCGTTTGATTTAGTCAGATCGTCTGACTCCCATTCACGGCACTCGCCGCGCATGAGATGGCCGCTCCCTCCCGCAAAGAAGGGAGCGGGTAATCTCCTGCGTGGTTATTACATCAAGGCAAAGATGAGCCACACGAGGAGCAGGGCGAGAAGGACCAGCTTCTCGAGACACTCGGTCTTGAGCTGGCTATTCCGCATAGCAACCTCCGCGTTCATCCCGTGCAGGATGGTAGCAACCGAACGATTGTCCGCTTTCGTCGGGTTCAGGCGGCGTTGTCTGGCCGGGCCGCCACTCTGGGGCCTCCGCAACTTCGTCGGAAGGCTCCGCGTCAAGGAACATGCTGCGTGCTTCATGCTTCATGGTTCATGGTGATGCGGTTATTACTTGGAGACACGCTCGAGGGCAAACCCAATGTTCGCCCCGAAGTGTCGGTTGTTCGCCGCGAGGTAACGTGAACGGGCGTCCATGTCCTCTTTGGCGACGGGTTGGAATCCGAGATCGTAACTCTCGGACGTGTTCTCGTGGAAACGCTTGCGGCGTTTCGGTTTCGTTGTCGTTTGTTCCACTTTCATGGTGTTGTGCAGTTAGTCAGATCGTCTGACTATTCAACGACGAAGCCATTCGCCTTGGCCGCGATGGCACGGACAACGGCAGCGACCGCGTCCTCGTCCACGTTGAAGTTGTTGACGAGCATTTCCAACACGGCCTCGACGGCGCCGCGAGGAACGGAGACGGGTTTGGCCGGAGCCTTGTCGTCTTTGCGGCGCTTGTCGTATCCCGCTTGCAGCGTCCAATAGCTGACGCGGGAAACGATGGCGCGGTAGTTTTTGCTGCCGACGCGGTGCTTGCTCATGCCCCACATCTTCTGCAACGCCGCGACGAATTGATCGCGTGTCACGCCAGCGGCGATTGCCGCCTTGCCGAACTTCGCCACGTTCTCGGCGGCCTTGTGGCCAGCGCGAACGGATTGCACGAGCGCGGCCAAGGCTGCGCGTTGTTTGTTGCTTTGGTTTTTGTCCATACGTTTTCTAAAGACACGACAAGCAGCAGTCAGACAATCTGACTACGACTTCATCCCTTCGTGTCATAGGGTGTTTGTTTCGGATCGGAGCGACTCATGTCGCCGTCTCCATAAACAAAGGGAGGGATCCCCCCGAATTACTCTGTTAATCACCACAGAGGTTATGCCCTACTGCTTGTCCGCTTTGCCGAATCCAAGCAGCCAAGCGAGCAAACCGATGGAGAAAGGGCAGGCCGAATGAGGCCGACATATATTTAAGGCAGCGGGTCTTTTCGATCCTACTCTGTTAGCCTCAGTTTTTGAGGAATTGGCGTAAGTTGCTGTGGATCAGAGACATGAGCCAAGATTCATGGTTCACGCCTCATGCACCTATGCGGCACAAATACTCATGTTGATAGAGTAAAGGGCGCGGCTTTCATATCTGTAGACCCACCACCCAACCCACCACCGTCCCTCTGTAGACCCGCCGCGCCGCATAGGACTATCATATTGATGGGCTGTCAATTTTTTGCAGCTTTTCCGGTTATTAACTCGTGCAGCACATGAACGGCATAAAGTCTAAGCTGTTCGTGCTATATTAACCGCGTAAATAATAAAATGAAAGCCATCCTCGAGTTCACCATTCCCGAAGACTCCCAGGAGCATCAGGACGCGCTGAAAGGCGCCGATTGGAAGTGGGTGATTAGCGATCTCTTCGACTACCTCCGGAACCAGATCAAGCACGCCGACAACTCGGCCGAGGAATACCGGACCTTTGAACGGGTCAGGGACCGCCTAGCCGAGATTCTCGACGAGCGCGAGCTGCGACTACAGTAGGGAAGCGAGATACTTCAGCAAACGACGCCAGCGGAAAGCAGTCACGACAGCCTTCCGTTCACGCCGCTCGAAGTAGCCGACGCCGCCATAAGGCCCGTAGGCCAAACCGAGTTCGGTTGTTCGATACATAAGATCACCTCCATTCCGGCTTTAACTAAAGCGAGGCCGGCGCGGGAAGCCAGTTACGTTTGCGTAACCAGTGAAGCCGAGAGCGAAGTGTCACAAAGGGTCTAAAATAGCCACATCTGAGATCGCGTTACAGGGTTGACTTTGTTCCCCCAGTGTTCCCCCTGGTTTTCCCCCAGACCTTTAGTGTCTGAAAATCAACGAGTTAAGTCCTGTCTGGGGGAAAGGGGAACACCCTTACCCTTTTTCTCTTTCAAAAATATATTATATAAGGGGGTGTCGCCAGCACCCCGTTTTCCCACGCGCCTCCCCCAAACCAACCCCCCTTTTCCCCCAGATGGGCTTAAACCACTCGACGACAACGACTTAACATGGGGGAACATGACTTTTTAGGCTGGGGGAACAGAAAGTCAACCCTGTAATAGATACCCGACTCTCGATAAAGGCGGGCGGATCACGCCTCATGCTTCACGCTTCAGAGCCCCGGCGCAGCCGTTTCACGGCAACAGCTTCGATCTGGGCGACTAGAAAACGCACAATAGTTCAAGCCACACTTCACCTACAGCGTAATTTCTACGCTATTTATGCGCTCAGAACGGATCTTGGTCTTCGTCCGGTGTCTCGACTGCCGGCGGTTCGATCCGCCACAAAGTCACCTTATCCTTGCCGTAGCGTTTGGAGACTACCGAGACGCCCGAGTCGGGAGTCGTGGCCAAGTCCCCAAGCCGCCTTCCTAGAATCCGCACCGGCCACTGGTTGGTCAGCGACGTGTTGTCGAAGATGGTGTGGAACGATTGATGCAGATCGACGGTCGTGCCTTCCCACGCCACCTTGCGTTCCTCGTCGGGCTTGCGCCGCCACCAAGCGTTCAGGGTGTCGCGCAGCTCGGCTTTGGCGCCAGAGGCTTCGATCTTGGCGCGGATCTCCGTGGCGATGATGCTGCGGATGCCGTAGCGGCTAGTCGGGTCGGTGAGGCGGAAGGGGATCGTCCAAGCCTTGAGCCAAGCCAGAAGGTGCGGCAGCTCGTCTTTTTCCACGTTGGCGAAATACTCGGGGCCGGGCTGGTCTTCCCAAGACTGCATGGCCAAGACGATGAGCTTGTCCTCGTTGGATACGTCCAGGGTGGGGACGGCTTTGATCGAGACCACGTCGTCGTTGGCGGCGATGACCACACGGCCTTTCCATTCCACGAGGATCGGCGTGACGAACTTCTCGTGGTATTTGTGGCGTCCGTGGGCGGCGAGCTTCTTGACCGCGCTGGCGTAGCGGTTGAGTTGGGCCTCGCTCTCGGCGGCTTTGGAGTCGTCGATCACGGCGAGGGGAGAGTGGAACAGCTCCGAGTTGAACCCGTTGCCCTCGCCCGAGACGATCGAAGAGAGGTCGGCATAGCCGCCCATCGCCGGAGCGAGGAGCTTCTCGATCAGGAAGGTTTTGAAGCAGTGCACGGGGCCGCACATGATGAGTGCTTGGCCGAGCTTGAGATCACCGGCCTCGGCCGACTCGTAGAATCGTTTGGCCCACGCAAGGAAGGTGTCCTTGTAGTCCGGCAGGGTGAAGACGTTGTCGAGGACGCTGGCGTAGCGCGGGAAGTGTTCGCCCCAGGCTCCGGCCTCCGGCGCGGCCGGTGTCACCTTCACTGTGGCGGTGTTGAGGTATTTCTTGCCGCCCTCAAACCAGACCTCGCTCTGGCTGTAGAGCCTCGGTCCGGCGCCGTGAACCCTTCGCTTGCGGCGCAGTTCCTCTTTGGCGGTGTCGAGCTGTGAGCAGGTTCCGCCTTTCGGGACGCGATCCGAGCATCCGCGGGTCTTCAGCGTGCTGGTCAGCACGGAGGTCATTTCGTAGCACCAGATTCCCTCGGCCGAGCGCATGAAGAACGCCTTACCGTCGTAGTAAATGTCTTCAAAGCGTCCGCCTTTATTCGCATTGGTGGGCGGTTTGGACATCTCTGGTGAGGCGCTATCCCCGTTTCCGGCGGCTAAAGCATCGTTTGTGCTGTCCTCGGCAAGGGGGGCGGCAATTTGACCCCCTCCTTCCGATTCCGTGGATTTCGACGGGGTTGGGCTATTAACGGCCAATTTTTCGGCATTCGGATTGAAGTAGATCAGCGATTGGCTTTTTCCGTTGTCTTTTCGCGTCACCCCTGGAAGGCGCGTGAGCCGGACGGCAGTGATGGCGTTCGGATCGGCTCCGAGCGGAACGACCACGTCGGCAATTTGTTTGGCCGCGGCGAGCCATTCGTCACGATCGGCTGCGTCCACCCTGACAATGGCATGGGCCGAGGCATTTCCAGACAGGGTTACAGACACGATCGGTAATGTTACTCCACGCAAGATAGTAAGCCACTCTTCCAGTGGCATGTTGTCGGCTTCGATCAGGACGTGTCGGTAAGCGGTGAGGCTCGACTCCGAGCGGCGGGTCGGTTTGGCCTCGTCGCGGGGAGTCCAGTCGCCGGTCACCGGGTTGAGGAGAAACCATGCGCCCTCGGTATTCGTGCGGCCTAGGCGCACCACATCCTCGTCGTCCGTCTTGGGCGACCAGACGAGCTGCCCTTGGGAGAGCATGTCGGTGAAGAGGATGGTCTTTGCTTGGTTGCTGCTGTCGGGGCATCCGAATAGTGCGCGCAGGACTGTGCTGGCGCCCACTTCACTCACATCAACCGGACTGGTTGCCATGAACTCCTCGACCGAGGTCGGACCGGCCTCGAGCAGCTTGGCTATCGCGGCTTCGTCCTTCGGGCGTTTGGCTCCGACTGTCTTGCGCGGCGGGATCTTGCCTTCGACTTCGGCGCGGACCTTGGAAAGGGTGTTGGCGATCTCGCGGGGTTGGGCGGGTCGGCCGAGCCAAGCGTCGATCCATTCCTCGATCTCGTTGTCGTCAAATCCGGCGGCGACAAGCCGGTGGGCGGCTTTATACATCCAGCCGTGGCATCCTTCTCCGGCGGTTGGACAGCGGTCCAAGCCGAAGTCTTCGGGGGCATGGTCAAGATTCATGGGGTTGTTAGGTTATGATGTTCGTAGAAAGCGATGCGTTGGCCGATCCATTCCATACAGTTCACGGCCATCGAGTTACCGAGGGCTTTGTAGCGTGGCCCGTCAGGGCATTGGTCGGCGGGTTTACCCTTCCAAGGGATGAGGGTGTGTCCGTCATTAAAGCCTTGAAGCCTTTCACACTCCGTGGGGGTGAGGCGGCGGACGGCGTGCGGCACGATCACCCCGCCGGTGTGGTTGATGTCGCTCGCCGCCGATGAAATGGCTTGCGAGGTATCGCTGACTGTCTGGTTGTAGGTGTCGACGGCAATCGGCGTCCCGCGTCCTGTGCCGTCTTCGCTTGCGTCGAACCCTTCGCCTCTCAGCGAGTGGGCAACCAAGTCCGTCGCGTCGCGGAAGTCACGGGCCTTCATGGTCGATGCGGTCTCGTCTTCCACGTATTCGCCGAACGCCGCCATGCGGGCCGGAACGAGGACGCCTTCGCGGGACTCGTGGTCGCCGTAGGGATTGCGGGTGAGGGGAGGCGCGATGGTTGCAACTCCCTGAGTCGCGGCGGCGTCCAGCGTGTAGCTTGAGCCATCGTCGCTCCAGCCCTTGCCGTTCTGGCCTTTCTCCCGCGTCGTGGTGTCTTGTAGCGCCACGCAATTCCGCAGCCGGAACGTGGAGCCTTCGTGCGTGTAAGTATTGGCTTCGTGCGCCGTGAGCGGATCGGCAGTCTGCCCGTCGCCCGTGGCGATCAGCATCCCCGACTTGGCTGCTTGGACTGTGGTGAGCCCCTGCTCGCCGTCTTCCGCCGAGAGAGCGCCGACGACGTGGCCGTTGGCCAGAGATTGGTGGGTCAGCTTGCCGCCACCGCATTGGGTGTCGAGGGCTCCGGCGACTTGGATCCCGCTTCCAGAGCGCGGCGAAGATGCTCCGGCAGGACTTTGTTTCTTTTTGCCGCCCGCCTTATAATCCCGGCACACGCTTTCGGACTCAAATAGAACCTTGGCGGCACGGATCGGGTCTCCAAGACATCCGACAACGAACACACGTCGCCTGCGTTGCGCGACGGCACGGGGATGCCGTTGTGTTCTGACCCACTGAGCATCGAGCACGCGATAAGCCCACCCATACCCCAAGTCGCCCAACGCCCCGAGGAAGGAACCAAAGTCCCGTCCTCCGTTTGAACTGAGGACGCCGGGGACGTTTTCCCAGACAATCCATCGAGGCCGAAAATGTTGAGCGATTTCCAGATAGGTAAGCATGAGTCCTCCCCGCGAGTCTTTGAGACCTTTGCGGAGGCCGGCGACGGAGAAGGACTGGCATGGCGTTCCGCCGACCAGAATTCCGATTGGATCAAGTTTCCATTCTTCATATTTAGTCATGTCGCCCATGTTGGGAACCGACGGCCAGTGGTGGGCGAGCACCGCCGAAGGAAAGGGTTCGATTTCGGAGAACGCGGCTGGTTGCCAGCCGAGCGGCTCCCACGCGACCGAGGCCGCTTCGATGCCGGAACAGACGGAAAGGTATTTCATCGAGGTGGTGAGGTTATGCTTTACGGACAAACCAATGTCCGCCCATCCACATCGTAAGGAGGTGTTCGTGGGTCATGTCCGCCTTCCAGCAGAACGCCTCGTGTTTGCGGTGGAGCGGGTCGCGCTCGATGGTGACGTAGCCGTCGTTCTCTTCCTGATAGCGGTCGGGTGTGCGCCAATCGCTGATACGCTCAAAGTTACGGATAAGGTTGTGGGGCAGCATGGGTTATTACTTCAGATATATTTTTGAGGTCACGACTTCCGCACCGAGGGGCAGCGCCGGACACCATTCCGGCGGCGTGACCATGATACGTTCGACCTCGGTCTTGGCGGTTTCGCTCAATCTTTCTTCGACGAGTATGACAACTTCGTCGTGGACGCGCATCAGCACTTGGAAGCGAGCGGCTTCCAGCGCGAGGTAGCGATCCATGAAAACATCCCTCGCCAACGCCTGGGTGATATTTTCTGCCAGCAGACCGCCATACAGCTTGGTCGTGGCCATGATTCCGTTGCGCGGGATTTTGCACTGGTAGTCACCACGGCCTTCGCCCGAGCAGGTCACGTTGCGGTAGACCAACTCGCGGCCCGAGGGGAGGGTGACTGTGAAATTCTGCTCCTTACTGTCGATGGAGTTCCGCATCGTCCGGTCAAGAGTCCGCCACAGGCGGGTGACGGCGACGTTTGACTGGCGGTAGGACTGCACGATTTCTTGCGCTTCCTGCGAAGATATGTCGAGTCCGGCCATGATCTTGGCCACGTAGCGGAACTTCTCCGCCCCGCAGCCGTAGCCCAAGCCCAAGACGCGGGCCTTGGCGAGCTGGCGCATTTTCTTGTCCACGTCCTTGAGTGGACGCGGGTCGGTGTAGCCCATCGTTGCTCGGGCGTGCGCTTCGTAAACGTCGGAGCCTTTCATCAGCTCAAGGCTTTTCCAATCACGGGCCAGATAGCAGATGCACCGCGCTTCGATCTGGGAGAGGTCGCAGATCAGGAGCGTGTAGCCTTCGGGGGCTTTGATCAGGTTGCGGATGTCCACACCGGCCACTTGGCCTTTGGGGAGATTCTGCGCGTTCCATCCGCCCGAGCCGCTGTCGCGTCCGGTCACGGCCCCGAAGTATTTCATGTCGTATGGCATCCAGACCGAGGCGGGCTTTTTCCTCGCGAGCATGGCGCGGACTGTCTTGAGGTGCTTATTGCTTTTGCGGTAGTCCCGCACGGCACGAACCCACGGATACTGGTCGGCAAATTCCGCTTCCCACTCGGCTCCTTCGGTCGTTTTCTCGGCGAAGGTGGAGGGCGCACGAATGCCTTCCTTGGTGCATTGATCCCTGATCGCTTGGAGCGAGAGGAGCGCGATGTCCGAGTCTCCCGCCCAGGGGATGAGCTTGGCAGCGCGTTCCGCTTCTTCTTCGAGGATTACCGTCGCCCTTTTGGTCGCTTCCACATCTAAAGGGACACCGCGCATGGTCATCTCGCGGGTTTTCTTGGAGATCAGGCGTTCATGTTCCGGCCACTTGTGTCCGTGGATCTTCCAGATTTGCAGCGTGGCTTTGGCATCCAGAAGCGCGTAACGGGCGATCTCCATCTTGAAATCGTTGTCCATCCGCTTGCGTTTGGGTAGCGCGAGAAAGTCCGTTCCAGGAGGCACGGTGTAATGCCGGCCTTTCATGTTGTCGCGGGTGGACTTCTTCAGCTCGAGGTGGGCCAGATAGAAAGCGGCTTCCTTGAGCGAGCGCGGGTATCCGAGGTAGGCCGCCATGTCCGCAGTGTCGTAGACCGCCTTCGGCTCGACTCGTTTGACTTTCCCCTCCTCGACCAACGCTTGGTAAAGCGTCAGGTCGAACGCAGCGTTGTGCATGAGCCATTCTTGACCGGCGCAAGCATCCCACGGCGCACCGGCCGGTGGCCCGACATACTGCCAACCGGCGTCCGAATACATAGCGACCATGTAGATGTCCGTGGCGCGGGCGTAGTTGTAAGCCCCGAGCGTGGTCACGCTCGTTTCGTTGTCGTAGTAGGATTCAAAGTCGATCGCGACAGCCATGATCAGAGTTCGTGAAGTTGTTCTGGAAGGTGCGACCGCAGCCACGCGTTTTCGGTCTTCAGATCGCTGACGAGAAGAAGCAGGCCGTCGATCAATTCCTCTTGGGCTGCAAGTTTCTCGACCACCTGCCCGAGCGTCGTGAATGAATCACGCGGCCCGAAGTTGATGCGACCTATGGTAACGTCAGGGGTCATACTGCTTGAAGAACTCTTTGCGCTTTAGCGCCTTCGCCTTGCGGTATTGCTTGTCGCGTTTTTTCCTCGCGATGAGTTTTTGTTTGAGGTGCGGCTTGGACGACCGATGCCACTTGTTGCAAAAGGGACAGAGATAGACGCGGAAGTCCTCTGGATTCAACGACTCGGCTGCTTCCTTTGACTCGAACGGACGCTTCCGCATACACCCCTTGAGTAAAGCGAGATTGTCCAGAACGTGTGGCATAACTCATCCCTCGCGTTCTCCGTTGCGGACCGCCCACGCGAAGATGGCTCCGTAGGTTGCGAGTCCGCCGAGCACAATGCCGACGGCGAGACCGATGAGAAACCAACCGGCGCTCATGCCGTCCTCCAGAAACGAAGGCGATCGACGCCTTCTCCGTCAGTGACGAGTCGGGTCGCGAACTTCTTACCGCCGCGACGGCCGGTGCTTGATGCAATGGATCGCAGCCCATTGAACCCTTCACAGGTCGAGGCCGGATAGATGAACGAGTCGCCGACGTTCAGATTACCCAGTAGGTAGGACAGCGGATGTTGATACCGCGACTGTTCGCCTGGTTTCTTGTCTGCTAGAGGAACGTCTTCGTCGATGACGACAGTGTAAGTTCTCATTTAGCATCTCCTCCTTTGGCGGCGAGCCATGCTCCGAATCCGAATAGACCGACCCAAGAAACGAACAGTCCGACGATCGGGATCATTTGCTCCCTCCGATAAGTTCGCGTTGGCGCTCGGTGAGCAGGTTTTCTTTCCACTCTTCGAGTTGCCATTGCGCGAGTTCTTCCGACATCTGGTGGCGCTTATGAACCTCTAGATATGCGGAGCCAAACCCGACAACCACGGCTGCGGTGACGGCCATAGCCATCGCGGAACAGACTCGACGTGCGGTCATTTCCACACGCCTTTGTGGCAGAGCAGGCCGATAATTCCGTAGTTGGCGATGTCGATCCAAGTGTCCGCGACTTTCTCGTGTTCTGGACTCTTTCCGTTCCAGACCAGTGTCTTCAGCCTTTCGACCTTGTCGTTTAGTCGCACGACCACACCGCGCTCACCAAAAGCCGAAATGTTTCCCGGACCGTAGTCGCGGTTTTTTGAGTCCAGAAGGATGGCTGCTTCGCACAGCGCGTGGAATGATTTCCTGCCGAGATCGGTCTCGATCCCGATGATGTCGGCGAGGGTGTCGATCCATTCCTGGTCGGACTCCATGTTGTTGAGTTCCTTCAGGCGTTCGACACGCTCGTCGCGGTCTTGTTGTTCAAGAATGTGTTGTTTCATTGCTCCCATAGAAAAGTGGCTTCCGGCCGGAGGCCCATGCCCCCAATGCTGTTTTCCTCCGACCGGAAGCTGAGTTGATTGGCAGGGTTCCCGCTTTTATGCGGTTACGGGAACAGGGGACTAGAAATAACCAGAGGATAAAACCTTAACCGCCGCCGCAATCCCTGATCCTGCCAAAGGTTGTTATTTGAAAAGAACCGCTTCGACTTCTTCGCGGAGTTTGGTTTCGGTCAGTCCGTTGGTGCGGATTGCCGGTTGCCACCAACTGTTCTTCTGCCCCTTGATGAGGTTGGAAGACAGATGCCACCATCCGCCGACGATACCCGTCTGCGAGAGATGACCGCGCAGGGCCGAGGCCACAGTCACAGCGACGGCGCCGAACGCCGTTCCCGAAACTGTCCAGATGACACGGGCGAATTTCTTTCCGCCGAGCGTGTTGTAGAACAACGCCGCCGCGTCCTCGTCGAGCGTCTCAGGCTGCTCGATGAACAGCTCGATGTGCGCGATCTCGGAGAAGCAGCCTTCTTTCTGCGCCCTGTCGATGCGACCGCCGGAGGCGAACACTTCGGACGAGCTGTTGAAGACCTGCGCGGGCTTCGCGTCGCGTTCTTCAAACGGAATGTTCTCTTGGTATTGCTTGGCCATTGAAGCGACGATCACGTTGAGTGGTGCGCTCTTTTCGCGGGAGCCTTCGGCCAAGCCGTTGATCTGGTGCTCCTTGTTGATGACGTAGGTGCCAGGGATGAACGTATTGGCTAGTTCACCCGACTTGTTGACCAAGTTGAGGCGCGGGAGGCGCGTGTCTTGGGCGGTCCACTCGCCGATCAAGCCGTTGGCCGGATTACCCACCGGCACGGCGGTCGCGAGTTGTTTGGATTCGGCGGTCACGAGGGTTTTTTCCTCTGTGGCAGCCGGTTGCTTTTCGAGATCCTCGAAGCTGATTTTGCTCATGTTGTTTGTTTCTGATTTTGTTGGGCAGATGCCGTCTGCCTGCGGTTTCGCGGTGGTGAGGTTATTCACCTCCGCTAAATTGTTTTTCGTAGAAAGTGGATGCGGCCCTCCGATTTGGCGGCGTTGGCGTCAAGTAAGGCGCAGCGCAGTTCTTCCTTGGCCGACTTCATCGTCCCGCGTTTGGCCGTTCTCGCCACCGCTTTCTCCAAGTCGCCTATCGACACGTCGGCGCAGGCTGCGAAGGCTTCCGGTGTGATTGTGTCTTTGACCACGTCCCACGCAGCCTGCGCGTCGACGATTTTGAAAGGGGCCGACCGCTCGGCCAGCTCGAAGCCGGGGATTTCGATCCCTTCGTGCAGCCGCATTTCCAAGGCGCGTTGGTCGACTTTCTCGGCCCACGATTTGAGGATCGGGCCAAGTCGCTTGGCCGTTGCCATGACGAGCGGATCGTCGATCAGGGCCGGATCGTATTTGTCCGGCAAGGTCAGCTCCTCGGGTTTGTATTGGCTCGCCACGGCGAGCGCGAGGTTGTTCAGCTTCGGGCAGACGGCCCGTTGGCCGCACCACGCGCAGTGGGAGCCGGTCTGATAAGTCTCGGGGTTATTGCGTCGAGCCGCTTCGATGATCGCGGCGGTTTGCGCCGAGAGCCGCTCGTAGTCGGATGACCGCGACCACGACTCGACATCAATAGCCCCTTGAAATGGAAGGACGACGTGGGCGGTGACGATTTCCGTCTCGGGATGGGCATCCCAAACACCCACGGAGTAGGCCCAAAATTGCGGTGAATCCGCTTCGTAGGCACTGAAGGCAAACTTGTAGTCGACCAGCTCGCACTTGTTTCCGTGCAGGATCAGATGGTCGATGTGTCCGAACTGATCGAGCATCTTGTAACGTCTCTCGCGAATCTCCTTCGCGTCCTTGGTTTGGCCGCGGAGGTGTGCCAGATATTTCAAGCACATAGCGGCTGCGTCGCGGAGCCGCGTATCCTCCGGCGGTATAACGTCTAGGTTTTCCTTCTCCACGGCCAGATGCCCGAGAGTTCCCCTGTCGGCCGCGCTCTTGTCTCTCGTCTGGTCGTTGCGGAATCCTGGACATATTGCTTTGAGTTTGAGGGAGGAGGGAGAGTGCTCGCTGTGGGCGGGTTGTGAGGTTATGACTGCGGGCATAGATGGTGTGACTTCGGTTGTTTCGGGTTCGTTCAAATTATTTTTGCCTCGGTTGAGAATTTCTACATTCTGGCGTTTTTGCGCGGTCAACTTCAGCGCCGCTTGCTCGACTGTTCCTCCTGCGTAAAGACGGATTGCAAGCGCCCGAGACTTTGCACCCACCCGACAGATTCGTCCAACAGCCTGCTCCTCGACAGTCCCCGAGAACTGGGGACATATAAGCGCAATACGTGGGAAACGTCCGTCAAGGTCGTGTAGGTCGATGCTTTGGCCGCCGGCCGCGATCTGGACGATGACGACTCGGAGGTCGTTCTTTTGAAAGGAGTCTTGGGTCTTTTTTCTTTGGGTTTGAGGGACGCGTCCGTCGAGGACGCAGTTATCGTCAAAATGGATTCTTGCCTTGTCGATGGATTCATGGAAGTTGAGGAAAAGGACGACTGAACCTCCCGCCTCGACCAGCTCTTTGGCTTTCTCGACGAGGTAGGGGACTTTGACTGCTTCGACCACTTGACGTTGGCGGAGGTTTTTGACGGCCCCTGGATCGTCTGGATCGGACATTTCGTCATAGAGTTCTTTGATGGTGGCACGATCGGCAGGCGACAGCCAAAGCGGCTCGTCCGAGGTCATCAATTCCGGCAACTGTTCCCGCAGGGTCTCCTCGGACACGCGATATCCGCGATTCACGAATAGCGAATGGTGCAGCCGGTCCATCTTGTCCTTGTTCGTGTAGGGATCCCATTCCAAGCCGCCCCACCGCGATTTCTCGGCACCCATGTCCCTGACCCACTTCCAGTAGTAGCTCGGCGTGAAAAGCCGGAGGTTGACCCCGATCGCCTTCATTCGCAGCGGGTTCTCGGCGGCGGTCGCCGAGAGCATCAGGGTGTAATGGCCGGCCGCAGTCTCGAGCAGCTTCCCGTTCTGGGAGCTGTGTGCGCCGAACATGTGAACTTCGTCGAAAATCAAAAGACACCGCTCGGGTATATTCCACTCAAACTTTACCTTTTTACCCCCGTTCGGGATCTTTTTGAGCCAGGGCGTGTTCCCGTTCCGTAACTTTTCTGGGTTCAGGACGAAGAGTGGAACGACGCCGAACGCGGCTAGGGTGCTCTCCCACTTCACCAGCACTGACTTCGGCGCTATAACACACGTCGGTATGGCAAACCGTGCCGCAACCGCACTCGCAATGATTGTTTTTCCGCCGCCGCAGCCGGTCCCGTCGAGGCTGGCCCCAACAGAGTCGAGGATCTTGATATGCCGCGCCACGGCGTCTTCTTGGTAGGGGAATAGTTTGAACGCTTTAGTTGTCATCTATGTCAAACTCAACCTATGAAAATTATTAACGCAGTAGTTGTAGCAAGTTTGTTAGCCGGAAGCGCATGGGCCGGAGACGTTTCCTACATCGTCGACCCGAGCGGGGATAACCAAATCGTCTGGGTCCAGAGGCAGGGCAATGTCTTGTATGTCACGGAATCGGATGACATGAAGCTGGAGCGCATGTCTCGTCGCATGTCGGAGCGCCGTCGCTCGTCGTCGGAGAGTCTGCTTGGCGATCTCCTAGACATTCGCTAACCACGCGGTCGGACTCCTTTACGAGTTCCAGCCAATCAGCGGCGAGCATCGTGACCAACCACGGCTCGCCGTTTTTCTTGTGCGCGACGACCGGCGTCTTAGTGCCGCTATCGGTGATCGCCTGCTTCATCGCATTGAGCACGTTCAAGTTCTGAACGCCTTTGACCTCAAAATGCGCCCACGGCAATTCGGGACAAACGACATCGGCATTACCGGCCGCGCCGCAATACTGCTGCCCGCGAAACGACTTGAGGAACCCTGCCTCGCGGAGTTGGTCCCGCCAAAGGCGCTCGACCCGTTTGCCTTTCTGTCGTGAATTCACGGGACGGCGGAAGTGATCCGGCCTTGCGCCCAACGGACGAGGTCGTCTTCGCTATACATCAGTTTGCGGTCTCCAATGCGCGTGCAGGGAAGCCCTTGCTTGCGCCAGTAGGCCAGCGAGTTGCGGTGGAGTGGTTTGCCGAAGATTTCGCTCAATCGGGCGACGGCTTCGGATGATCCGTAAACGGACTTGCGCTGTTGCACGGGGTTTTCAATGTCCAGCCGGACACGGCCTTCCCCGACTGGCGTCGCTTTGAACGACGCGCATTCGATGGTCATGGTCATAAAGGTGACGAGGTTATTATCCTTCGATCAATGTTTTGGTCAGTGCGTTGCGGATGATCTCGCTGATCGAGAGGCCGGTTTTGGCAGCCGTCTCGACCAGCGATTTCTCCAGCTCAGGGCTACTAGCAAAGCTGCGGATGAGCTTCGGGTTGCGAAGCCCCCGCAGTTTTTTCGTCAGTGATGTTGTCTCGCAAGGCGCTGGTTCCGTCATGGGTGAAAAGGTAGCTGTTAATCATATCTTCGACAAACAGTTGCCCGAGACGTTCAGCCGGAAGGTTGACTTCATTCGCGAGTTTTTGGAGTTTGAGGGTCAGTTGTTCATTGATCGTAATGTGCATGGTTATTATGTGATTTACGTTACGGGTTTGGTGGTGGGGCTGGCGTGTGAGATTATTTGCGGATTTTCTTCATCACTGCCGTCAGCGCCTCGAGCGTGTCGGGATCGAGGTTGGCTGTGGCGCGCTCTTCAGCGTCGTCTGGCAGTTGGCTTGCTATTTGGCTGGCGATTTTGCGGACAGATCCGTCTTTGTCCACGTCGCGGAGGAACTTTTCCGTCGCTTGGCGGATTAAAGCCGAGACGTTGGTTGATTGTGCCGCAGCTAAAACATCGAGTGCTTTGGCGTTGATCCGGTCTTCGATATACGAGAGCCGTCTGGTTCCTGCTTTTAGTTGATTAGGCATTTTGGTTTTTCTTTTCTGTTGGGTTTTCTGAAAATTCACTCTCCTTCTCGTTTTGGCGTTCGAGCGTCCACGATAACAACCTTTCTAGCGAATGTGCGGTGGCGAAGTCAAACACCTTTTGTGGGGTTATTTCAAACCACGCTCTTGCCGCCGCCGGGGTGACCAAGGACTTGTAATGCTCACGGAGCATCTGCGGGGAGTTTCCCGCCAGCTCCGAAGTCAAGGCCGCGTTCCGGTGGAGCGCGAGGTGGTAAGAACAAAATGAATGGCGCAGGACGTTCTGTTTCCAAACCAAGCCGACATCCTTGAGCCGGTCCTTGTAGGAAATGGCGGCGATGCTTTTCCTGCTCGGGCGGCTCCCACTTGCGGGGAGCTTGGCCACGGCCAGCCATTCTTTGAGGTTGCTCGGTAGCTCAAGGACGCGGCGCGATCCTTTTTTGGCGATCTCCGCGTTGATCGCGGCTACGTTTTCTTCGACTGAAAAATGCTCCGGCGTCATGCGCTCAAACTCTGCGCGCCGCGCCCCCGCAAAAGCCATCGTCGCCACGTAGGCAATCTGGTGAGGTTGGGCTACGATGAAAAGCCGCATCAATTCCTCCGGTGTGAACACGGCGGGGGTGCTGTGCTTGGTCGAGGGCAGCTTGATGGTCTCGGCCACGCTTTCGTATTCACGGCCGACGTATTTCATGCGGACGGCGTGGAGTTCCAGAGCGCGGAATGCCCGCAAAAGATTCTTTTTGTAGGTCGGGGTGAACTCGCTATCGGAGAACTTGCGTTCAATGAATCCGGTCGTGATTTCAGGCAAACTCATTGCGCCCGCCCATTTCTTCCATAGGTTGTTCGCGGACGTGATGCTTTCCCTGTATCTCCTTGATACGCTTCTTGCCTTGGCCGCTTCGAGAAACTCGTCGGCGATTTCGGCGAGGGTTTTGCGCGGCGCCCCGATGCGATGAAATTTGAGATAGAATTCGACCGCAGTGTGGAGCGGAACCGACCCGAGCTTACGAGCACACTCGCGGTAGTAGACGATGTCTTCACTGCGGACAGTGGTTTTTTCCCCCTCCGCACGGGCCAGGTCGCGAACGATGCGCTCGGCTTCTGCGATGGCTTTGTCGGCGCTGGAGAACGCACGACGGAAGCCGCGCCGCCCCACGCGCCAATTCAGTCGAAAGAACTTGTAGCTGTTGTTTCGCGTCTCGCGGATGCTCACTTTGGAGCCGTTCAAGTGCAGTTCGTGGCGCCCCGGCGCGGTCTCAATAAGGGTGGATTTCGTCATGCTATATTTGACGTAAGTGTGTGCCAATTCGTTCAAAATTAGTCATAACCTCGCCTAAAAAATAATACCAAATGTCACGTAACTTTTCAAATAACAGAGTAAACAAGCCAATTTACAAATTTGAAAATTGGGCAGCGCGCACGGGATTCGAAGTCGTTTTCTTAGTGCCACAAACACCAACAACATCAGAACTTTGCACCATTATCAAATTTCCGTGTGCCGGAGGTTGGTGACTAGTTTTGGCACATTTTGACTTATGCTATTTCGACCATGTCTCATTAACGACGCCTCGACGATTCCTGCCGGATCCATCCAGCGATACGGCTACGTCTTCCCACAGGAGTTTACCGAATGGGCCGTTGAGCTGTTCATGTATCGCGAAGGCCGGTTTTCGCCGGAGAGCTTGGGCCGCGAGGAACACTTCAAACGTGCGGCCAGATTCTTTTGGAATAAAAAGACCGAGAACTTCGTTTGGCACCCCTGGGCTGACGACATGCTCCATGCCTGCTGTAACCACCGCTATGTCGGTTTCGCAGGCTGCGGGAGCAGCGGCAAGTCGGACTTTATGGCCGTCTGGGTTTTGCTGAACTGGCTGGCGGCCCCTTTCCATACGCTCGGGTTGCTGACTTCGACCTCGATCCGCGATGCCAAAAAACGGGTCTGGGGCGCCGTGCAGCGGTATTGGCCCGCCATTAAGGACGTGGCGCCCGCCAAGTTGACCGACACTCCGACTCCTGCCATCTACGTGATGAAAGAAGGCCAGCGCCTAGAGCAGGCCGGCATATACCTCATTCCGGCCGAGGCCCGAAAATCCAACGAAGTCACTGGCAAAATGCGAGGCATGAAAGCCGCTCGTGTTTATCTAGCCGCCGACGAGCTGTCCGAACTCAGTCATGCGCTGATCGACACGGCGCTTTCCAACATGGCCAACAACCCCGTGCTGCACGTGTGCGCGGCGGCTAATCCGGTGTCGTATTACGATCCCTTTGGGAAATTTGTTGAGCCGAAAGACGGATGGGGTTCGATCAACGTCAACATGGATCAGTGGGAGACCAAGCTCGGCGGGGTGTGTTTGCACTTCGACGCATTAAAAAACCCGAACTATCTAGAATCTCAGAACCGCTGGCCGATCCAAAAGTGGGAAAAGATTGATGAGGCGCGCACACGACTAGGCGAAGATTCGCCGCTGTTCTGGCGCGACTACCGGGGTTTTTGGCCGCCGCAGGCGGTCAGCAAAGCCATCTACAGCGAGGCCGAGATCATCCGGTTCCAAGCCGATCAAAAGCCCGTTTGGAAGGGCCGAGTCGAGCGGGTGGCTGGAATCGACCCTTCCTTTGTGAGCGGCGGAGACCGATGTGTCCTCTATCTGGGCTCCTATGGCCAGAACAAAGATGGAGCCGATCAGGTATCGTTCGACACGTTCCATTACCTTGAAGACGAGGCATCTAACCCCGAACCCCGCACTTTCCAGATCGCTAAACAAATCCTCACCATTATCAAAGACGCTGGCGTCCCGTGGCGGAATGTCGGCGTCGATGTAACCGGCGGAGGAGTTCCCTTCTGTGACGCGCTCGCCACGGTCTGCGGATCGAACGAGTTTCTGCGTGTCCATTTCGGTGGCGCTCCCTCGAGCCGATCGCTTTCGACTTACGACCCGACTAAGTGCGAGGACAAGTATGTCAATCGGGTGACCGAACTGTGGTTCTCGGCCAAGGAGTTTCTTCAGAACGGCCAGCTTCGGGGGGTCGGACCCGACTTGGCGCGGGAAATGACCAGCCGGAACTACGACACGCGAAAGTCGGGTTCGATGAAGGTGATAGTAGAGCCGAAGGCGGATATGAAGGCCCGCACCGGCCGATCACCAGACATCGCTGACGCCGCATTCGTCCTCCTCGACGTTATACGGGAGAGGTTCGGTTTACGGCCACTCCAGGAAGGCAGCTCCCGACGCGGGGGTTCGACACGCTGGAAAGAGACAATGACCAATGGAAAATTCGCACCGCGCCGGACCGCCAGCCAGTTGACACGTTTTTAGGACATGGGATCATAACCGCACAACCTATGATGGAGCCAGATCCAATCGGACCCGAGGAGTATGCGCTGGCTTTGCTGGTCGCGTTCTTCGCGGTGCTCCTGATGACGAGCTACTGGCTCGGAATTTTATGAGCCTATACGAAAACATCAACAAACGTCGGAAGGCGGGCACGTCCCGTCCGAAGTCCAAGTCCACCATCGAGCCCAAGACCTACGCGAAGATGAAGAATAAGCGCGGGGGATTCTCAGCGAAGAAGCGGAGGTAATCATGGCTACCTACAAAGGCAAGAAGGTCACGCTGTATAAGCCCCGCAAGATGGCGGGGATCACACCGGCCGCGAAGAAGAAGTCAGTCTTCGTGCCGGGCAAGAAGGCTGGAACAGCGAAGGTCGTCCACTTCGGGGACTCCTCGATGTCGGACTTCACCAAGCACAAGAACCCGAAGCGCCGCGCCAACTTCCGCAGCCGCCACAACTGCGCGGCCAAGAAGGACAAATCCACCGCGGGATATTGGGCCTGTAAGGATTTATGGTGAGCACCGAATACCCGCGCCTGACCCAGATCGGCTGCAACGTGAAGCGTGAACCAATGGACCATGTTCCGTGGACCGAGTTGGATGAAGCGATCAACGGGGCAGGATTGGACCGTGAGAGGTTCAGCGATCTCTTCGGCGTGCAGACATGCTACGCGGGTGGGGTCTATGCGTGGGATGCCGAGGCTGTGCTCGAACGCATGATGGGCGGGAAGCTGACCGGAAGTCAGAGGTATTGGGATTAGTATGATCCATGAATGGCGCACCCCGCTCCTGGTCCACACGCCTCATGGCGAAGGTGAAGCAATCCTGTTTATGGATTATGGGCTGGCGACAAACTCGGTCTGGATCGTCCGGCTCAACGGCGGAGAACCCAAGCACTACTTCTCGCCCGACATTCGTATCTACGGCAACCCGATGGAGGGGCGCGGATGGGATGTGGAGATACCGGAGGGTTGGGTAGAATGAGTGAGACCGAAAAATATCGACACTGGTTTTTGCCACATACCCAAGGCTACGGCATCGACCTCGGTTACGGCGGCGACCCGCTTGTCCCCCATGCCATCTGCTTTGACATGCCGCAGCCTTACACCTCGGTCGGGTCGGCACCACAGCATCTAGGCGGTGACGCCCGGAGTCTGCCTTTCAAGAATAACACCCTCGACTGGGTCTACGCCTCGCACCTGATCGAGGACTTCACCTACAATGAGCAAGTCGCAGTGGTCAAAGAGTGGCTTCGCGTGCTCAAGCCGGGCGGTCGTCTCCTCATTCTGGCCCCCGACCAGCAACGGTTCTTGGCCCATTGCGCGGCCACGGGTCAACCAATCAACGAGGCGCACAAAGAGGCCGACTACTCACTCAAGACTTTCAAAAAGAGAGTGCTCAAGGCCGGCAACATCCGCGACGAAGTGTGGACCGAGGCCGACTTCGATGACTACTCGTGGGGCATTGTCTTGGGAAAAGAATCATAACCTCGCGTGTAGTATATTAAGCGCATCATGTCGTATCGGGTCACAGTCGAGGAATTACGCAAAGGCGCACCGCCGCTGCGGATGATTTCGTTGACGGCTGTTGATTGGCTTCAGGCGATCGACGCGGTGACGGAGGTGCTTTCCCGTGAGGACGGCTACTTCAACCAAGACGAGCAGGAAAACACGGCCACTGAGCCGGATGATGAATTACTTCCATAGCGGGGATCTAGGTGATGTCATCTACGCT